TTAATAGGGATTATTGCCCAAGGTGTTTCTGGTAAATGCACATTTGTTGTTAATAGAAAAAATCAAAAAACAAGTTTATTCGTATCTGTAGCACTTCTTCCACCTGTGCTTAAAAATGATGCCAAAATTTATCCAAAAGCATCAATTCAATTACTAAAAAAAGGCAAGCCATTGGGGCCTATAAAACCTATGTCTGTAGGAAAAGGATTTTGGAATACTGAAAAAGATATGCAGCCCGTGGGCAGTATTGAACTTACATTACCTCCACCTGATCTTGAGCCAGTAACTGTTAAATTACGACTTTCATATACTGGATGGATAGACGGTGGGCAAGTTGTACCAAATCCATCCTATACCAATCATGAATTTACAATCACATCTGCGGCAAGACGTAAAGTATGAAAAACTATTTAGCACTATTTATTATTGGTTCAGCACTTCTAAGCGGCTGCAGCAATGCCTCTGACGGCACCAAACAAACAGAAGTAAAAACTGAGAAGCCAGCACCCAAAGCATTGTCTGTAGAAGATCAGAAGATTATTGATAAGCATAATGAGTACGTTCAAAAATACTCTATGGAAGATAAAGAAATCTTTCAGAAGCACATGCGCGAGATACTTCCTGATGTAGACAAGATCACGGACAAACGTAAACGTGAACTACTTCAAATGAATATTTATATGATTTTGAATGACTATGAGAAAGCACACGCATTGAATGATAAGCAACTTGCGGAGAAACCAAATGACACAGCAAGACTTACATTTAGATGTCAGCTACTAACTTTACAAAAGAAAGAAAGTACTTTGATTAATAAGTGCTATGACAATGTGGCAGATGTTCTAAAAGTGGAGCTAGACAAGCCAGAAAACAAGAGCGACCCTGATTATAAAATAGGCGAGTTCTCATACTTGTATGCAAAATATAAAGCTGGACACCCTGAGTATAAAGAGAAAATGCAAGATTATATTGCAGATACTAAAGATGAAAAATTAAAGGCATCTTTAACATCACTTTATAATGTCGAATTTGAAAATTAGATAAAAAAGCCCTGAATGTTCAGGGCTTTTTTTATAGTGCTCTAACGCAAATTGAGACATTCACATTGCTATTAATCGTATGAGCTGTGCATCCTGATAACAGAAAACACGTCAATAAAATCCTAAACATCGATTGGTACCATGTCGACAGTTTGTCCTGCGAACTCATGATGACAAACTGATAAGAATTGAATCTTTCTATCAGTCAAAAACAGATGGCATCGGCTTGCTGAGTAATGGTCATTAACAAGTAAAGATGGTGTAAATGTTGGCTTATTTATATCTCAGTTGAAATCCCAAGTACTCCCATTGTGGTGTGCACCCTCTTTTACATGATACGGATGTAAATACTTACATCCTGGGCACTTAAACATATAGATGCCACTGCTCCAATATTCCAAATATGGCGTGAGCTCAGTTACTATTTCTAATCGAGTCATTTACATCACCACTCGATTATTGATCCAGCCATAGAAAAATTGTTCTTGCGAGGGATTACGTTCACAGATTTCAATGTAACGTTGGCCTTGCATAATATTAAGTACTCGAAGTAAAACTTTCTCCCCATCTTTTCCACGTTTGGCCAAATAGGTTTTAAGTGCATTTAATGTCGCTGGACCATAGACGCCATCAATGGTCAAATCTGGCCAACCGGCTTTACCTTGGTTATTCAATAGGTTTAATGCACGTTGTAAAAGTGGTTTTGCAAATCCGGTACCACAGTTCACTCCTGTATCTAAAAGCTCTTCAGCTACAGCAGAAGAAATAGAATTCACTTGGTCAAATCGTGGAGCTGTCCAATAATTCTTTCGGTAAATTCCTTTGGCCATATCTAAAGGTAAATCGCGCATATTGCCTTTAAAACCGTTTACTCGAGCAACCGCTTCAGTAATTCCATATTTTGTTGCACCACCTCGGTCAGTAGGGTTGTTGACATAACCCCCTTCGCGTTTAATAAGTTCTTCAAGATATTGTTCAATGTTCATTTCAGTTTCCTTTAGATGTAAAAAAACCACCCGAAGGTGGTTATTGAGAAAAATTAGTTAATTCAATTCGCTTTTCACAAAGCTACCCCGCAAATATCCTTTGCTCCAGTGGGATAAGTAAACTGCATTTTTGACTTATCAGTAACCAATTGAAGTCCAACCGTTTTACCTGTCAAGGCAGAGTTAGCGAAGTGGTCTTGATTGATTACTCCCGTATAGCTCATATATTTTAATTTATTTTCCATAATGAGGTTCGTATAACCATAGTTCATTCCATTAATGATATAACCAACTTGTTTAGTATTCTGGTTTACATAAAGACCCACTCTTACTTTTCCATCAGCCGGAACTTGTATTGGGTTAGAGTTTCGAGCGGCACTTAAAAAGGTTAAATAACCATTACCGTCAGATTTATAGGTTGTGCCAAATGAAGTAATTGAATCACCATTTACAATACCCGAATAGTTATTACTCTTCGTAAACATCAAATTTATGGTTAACTCTACTTTATTTTGAGAAGAGCCTGTAATTAAGAAACCGTATTCATAAAACTGCGAATTAGCACCAAGATTAATTTTTATATTATTCACATCAAAAATGAATTCCTGAACAAATATATCTGAGGTAGCAATAGGTTTATCTACCAAAACAACATTATTAGGAGTATCAAAAACATACTGTGTTTTAAACTGGCTGTATTTTTTTGAAGCTAAATATAAATCAACATCTTTATTGGAATAGTAGCTTATTAGGTCATAACCTGATTGATTAGTACTATTTATATTAGCAACTTTCTCTATATAACGATGATTTGTTGCATTTGCGGCTTTCGCGGCCTCTAAAGCTTTTAAGTCCTGTAGGGTTGCATCAAAGCTATATGTACATTCTGCAAAAGCACTACTTAGTCCACTGAAGCCCATTACTGTTGCTAAAATTATCTTTTTCACGGCGTTATCCTGTTTTTATTTTGAACATTTAGTATAAACAAGTCTCTAAATCATTTGATTAATTCCGACAGATGACAGAAATATAAGTGAGCTATTTAATCATACCGCCTGAAAGCGGTTAACTATTTTGGATATCATCTTTGGCTTTTTTAACTTCTTTGATTACTTCAACAATCGTCTTACCTTCCTGTTTATCAATAAAGTTAAAGATCCAACGCACTAAAGCCCAACCAGGAATACCACAAATAAAGAAGAATCCACCTAGGGCTATCATCCCCCATACATCAGTAACCCATTCATGTAGCCCCCATTTCACAATAATGAATGAGCCACCGGCAAGACTTGATACAACCGTACAGATCAGGCCCACTGCCCATTCTTGTGGTGAACGTGGCATACGTGTCATCAAAACAACTGCTGCAACTAAAGCAACTGCTAATGTCACCATGATTGCCGCACCGTAAAACTTTAAAAGTGCTGTTAAACCGCTAGTGGAAACTGGTTCCATTAATATCTCCAGAAATAAAAAAACCGCTAGTAAGCGGTAGTTGTTCGTTGTCCAATCCATCATAGGAGCGACAGAAAAAGCACCCGAAATGGGTACTCTAAGTTTTTCAAAGTATTAAAGGGTTTGTAAGATTTTCCCTCCATTAATCAATGTAGTTGTCAGTGGGGCTAACCCGACAATTGCAGCCCCACCTGGTCCCGGTTGACCTTCAGTGGTTCCATGGTAATTCCAGTTCCATGTGCCATCATTGGTGGACTTGGTACCACGTTGGCCCCATCCACCGCCATCTCCAGATAAAGGCGATCCATAACGATCATTCTGAGTTCGGTAACCTTTACCAGGCATTACGGCCTCCGCATCAGTGACTTTTACAACCATTAAATACCCGCCATTCAAATACCAGCGCCAGTCCTGAGTATCATTGTAAATTGGCTGACCCGTCATAACTCTTCCAAACGGTGCACCAGCTCCTCCAGGAATACCTTGTACGCCATAACCAAGTTCAGTGTAGATACCACTCGGTGTAGCACCACCACCTGAACCTCCTCGAGCCAACGTACCTCCGTCAATAATCAGGTTTAATTTACCGTGCCGGTTCATTAGCCCTGGTGCACCTTGAAACCCATCACGGCGTGTTCTGGTAAAGTTATAATTTGGATCACTGGTCCATGCACCAAATGCCACATGTGGCAAACCACCATCACCACCACGACCAACAACAGCCCCCTTAATCGTAAGATTTACGACAAGACCAGAAGGAAATTCCCCTGTATCAATCGCGGGTATTTCTGAAGCAGCAGGAACGATAAACTCTTTAGTTTCTGAGTTGTTTGTATGCTTATAAACCATTCTGGTTTCAGGTCTAAGTGAACTCGAACTCGAAACCAATGCACCGGCTTCAACCACAAAATTAATTACTCCAGATGTTGGTAAATCACCTCTTTGCATCTGATATAGACGTGCAAGATTAATATCTAGCTGGTCATAACGGATGTAAATCGGAGAATCATCGACTGGTACATCAATAAAGTCTTTGTCGTTGAGGTAATAACGCACATCGTAATTAACAGCAGTAATTGTATTTGAGAATTTATCAACCGGATCCTTCTTTGCTACCAGATAAGGCATTGAGCTCTTTGTATCGTCATTAACGACTGTATAAATCGTGTTAACGAAATCATCAGGACTTAACTTTAAAGCCCCGTTTGGCAACCGCCCTAAAACTACTTTGTTCTTAGCAGATCCAGCAGTAACAGGAATCAGGTCCACGCTACCATCACCTAATTGCAGATAAATCACGTAGCTCTTGCCTGCTACAAAATCAACATCATGGCTCAAGGTAAGAATTAGACCCTCTTGTTTCACTACACCACCACTTTGGTGAATGCCATTTCTATAATCAGCTACAGCAATTCGGTCACGTAAAACCAAAAGTTCGGATTCTGGTGCAGCATCAAATGTGATGGATTTGCGCTGGAATCGGAGCTTATTCCAAAGCCGGTATGCATTAAAGTGAGCTTGCCACTTGTTACGCACACCTACAGATTTCACCTCTTTGGGTTTTTTGGCTCCTTTATCCGGAAGATAAATATTGATACGACTATCATCGGTCGGATCCGTGTATTCATAGATCAGACCATCATAGTCATCAATTACCCCGAAGGTAAGATCATGCTTATAACTATCCGGGATGATATTCCTGAAATTAAACAGCAAAACTGAATTATCTGTTGGTCGTTCAAAGTAGATCTTTAGTTTATTGTTCTGTCGATATGCTGTACAAAACACGGCATCACAAAGGTTGGTGACTAGCTCTTCAAATGAAAGATTAGTGTCATCAATGGTTGTACAGAACTCAGCCGCTAAAGGTGTACCGAAATAATCGACAATATCGTTATAAGTACGATAGATGTTTTCAATATCAATCTCGTCGACCGTACGGCGGCCAATCTTGTCATCGAGCGCCATTGAAACCAGTGCATCTGCAAAGCTTGAAGTTGGAAATAACTCTGTCGTCATTGCTCCATTTTTATATGTCGGCAACATCCGCTGAAGATCGAAATTGATCTTGCGCGACTTAACAGATAAAGCACCAGTCGTTGCATATGTACGTGCACGGAAAACCGTTTCATGTTCATACATTGTGCTTTGCAATGGAAATGCGCCGTATAACGCTTGCCACTTCACCTCATCAACTACAGTTGTCACTGCTGGGGTTGGCGTCAATCGACGTGCACGAACACTACAACGACCCTGAAAGGTAACCATATCTAGCGTTGCACCAACTGTCTGACGTGACTTAGCAGAACCCTTAAGAATGATTTGCTTTAGCATTGGATTGCCAATGGCCGCACCTGATTCATTTACAGGCGTAACTTCAACTTCAATGGTGACATTTACAGCCGCTTGGTTTCCTCCTGATGAAACTGTATAAAGTCCATTGGTGGCTACAAAGTTAAAAATCACGCGACTACGTTCAATGTTGTCCAGAATGAATGGACCAATCCATTTTTCACCGATAGATGAAAGCTTTGGAGATAGAGCTGCTGTTTGTTGGTTAGATAGTTCTTTTATCTTTAACCAGTTTGGATTAACTGCTGCTGGGTTAGATAAAGTCATCCGATCATCACCAACAGACAAAACGCTATAAGTCCCGTTTAAATCAAAAGTTTGTCCGTTGTAAGTAAAAGATGCATTAGTGATTTCAATACGGTCATTGCTGACAAATTTGGTGGTTAAATCTGTATTGTTAGCGGCTGCACGAAGGATCTCATTTGGATAAGCAAATTGAAGATAGTTTGTGCCTTCTAAGCTTTGAGTGTCAGCAGGCCTTAAGATTTGACCATTTACTGAGTTTTGATGCTGAACGGTTAATGGCGGCGTAGTAATCTCAGTACCAAGCGAAAAATATGGCTGACCAGTAACAATATCGACACCTGGTCGAAATACTTCTACCGACGCACCAGCAATATCGACAATGTTGGTTTCACCGTCATAAGCCCCCTTGATGTGATAATGGCCACGACCAATACAACCTACCAAATGCTCAACTTCAACATTGTTTTCATAGACTTTGTACGGAACAGCAACCAAGTCTGGCGTATCCCAAGCTGCCCCATAAAGATCTGCAATGCGACCATTCACTCGCATTTTGTTTTCACGGTTTGAAAGTTCGTTGTTTGCCGATGAAGACTGGTTATTATTCTGATTGGTTTGAGTAATTGAAGGTGCAGGCATCAAAAATGCAATCGCAACACTAAGAACGATTGAAACAATGGCTGCGACAAGTGCAGGAATACCTTTAGGGTTTTCAATTACAATGAAAGTACCAGGTAAGAAATCAAGCTGCTTTAAGTCATAAGCATTCTTTGGTGTAACTTCATTTGCAAATGAAATTTCCGCATGATCCATATTGCTTGATGTATAAAAAATACGGACATGCTCAGGTAAATATTCATATTTTGAAGTAAGCCATTGCCCAATAGTTTCAGCATGTTCAATTGTCTTTTCTTCAGACAAAGGATCCTGTTTATAAATAATCTTAATCATAGTAACTGACCCGACTAAACCCCATTGCCTTAATGACGTCTTCAGCTAAATAAGTGGCCCCGCCCTCCATGAGATGCAAAACCTTCCCTAAACGAAAAAGCCCCACATGTGGGGGCTTGTTTCTTTGTCTAGGGTGGAAGGCGACAATGCATCCTTCCTTGGGTATGGACAGCGGATTTAAAAGTTTTAATCGTGAGACTTTAAACTCGATATGGCCTTTGGGTTGCATGAACAAATCCAAAGCTTCACTACGGTCTATTCCATATAGATCTAAAGCAGCTTGATGGGCAAAGTGAACGCAATTGTAATGCTCTTCATCGTATTGCTTATCAAGCAAATGATCGTGACTTTTCATACAGCCCCCTTTAAACCACTGAATCGATCTAATGCAAAAATATCTCCCGTTTTGGTGGTGTTGAGCCGTGGTGATTCAGCTTTAAATGTCACGGATTTATTGTCCATTGAAACACCAGCAAGTTGTAGACCTAGCAAGTAGTGGATGGGTGAATTCAGATTATCTGAGCTATAAATTCGATAATTTACGTTGGGTTTAACATCTGTAAATTGCCCCTCCATTATTCGCTCAAACTCATCCGGCAATACATCACCAAGTCCTGAAACAGAGACCGTCAGAGTCTGGTCCAGATCACCCAACATTCCGGATCTTTGGATTGATACAGGCAGATACTCATAAAAGAACTGACCACCACCTTCTTTGTGTTGCACATAGACACCACGATCATCATTTCGCACAATCCGATATGTGTTCAGAAAAGATGGGTGTGAAAGCTCAATACACTCCAGTTGATAAATATCAACTTTACGATTGAGAAAGAACTTCGCATATTCATTATCCATTAGACCTCCCAATCTTTTATAAGCGCCTCATCAGCTGTAAGGTTTGGCTGATTTTGAATAACTTCGAGTTGAGCTGTTACTCGGTAAAGGTTGCCATTCACCTCATTGGTCTTGAATGAGTTGGGTATAAAATTGCATTGGTATTGCTGGCGCGTTCCCTCGTCAATCACTAGATCTGCATAAAATGAAGCTGGTTTATTCTGGTAGACGCGCCAGAAAGCCATCATTTTATTGAAATCTGTTTTACTTAAATTCCAGTTCACATCAACAATGTGGCTATTACGTTTTACATCGATGTAATAGCGTCCACGCCCTCCATCCATTTGTTGGCGCTTTACATCATCACCCGGTGTTACGCCATAGCCATTTGTTTGAGGATTTAGCTTTAACTTGTACATAACTTTCCTTCAGGTAATAAAAAACCACCTCGAAAGGTGGTTTTGTTGATTAACGATTTCGTCTTGCAGTTGTATTCTCAGTCAACGAGCGGCTAATTAAAGAGTTCGGATTTTTAATATCCTCACTTACTAATTTTGGTACCGCTTTTGGAAGTTGTTTATCCAGCTCTTCCTTGACGATGATCCGGACTGTTTTATCATCCAGTTGCTCTGCTTCAACCGTTGCCCCGCTCACCTGGTTCACAACCTCAATTTTGAAATTGATAGTCGGAGTTGATGGCCCAATTGAAGACATAATCTCAGCCTGAGGACGACCTGACCGACCTAAGGTAAAGTCCTGCACATCTTCAAGATTTGAACGATCCTGAACTAAACCATTTGAAGAGAAGTAGACTTTTCCGTCATGGAATAAATCTAAATTTGCCGAACTAGTAGGTTTAGCAGCACTAGCATTACCTTTATAAATAATCTGGCCATCTTTACCTGAGTTACTAAAGATGTTCGATTTGTTTTGACTTTCTAAAAAGGCATTAGAGCTCATCATTGCTCGTCGCATGACATTATCAATTGAAGCATTGTTGTTGAGGAATGCTTCAGGACCTGAGCTCTTACGCATATTCTCAACCAATCCAACACCGCCCCAACGTCTAATATCTTCTTGGGACCAAACCACCTCTCCTTTATGCACAGCACCGGCAACTTGGTATTTTCCACCTGCTCCAGTGTAACCACCGTCCGCAAAGCCTTGATCCTTAATTGCCCGGATGTTGGCAATAATACTGGCACCTTGTGCAACGGCCCCAGCAATCAAAGGCAAGTTGTAAGGGAAACCAACTTTTGAAGCTGCTGCGATATTTTGCTGAATAGCAATACCTGCGGCTCCAATTGCATAAGCTTTATCTGCAGCAAACATGAGCTTGTAGGCTTTGGATTGTTCACCAAACATAGAGCCAAACATAGATGTGACTGAACCCATCATTTGTCCACCAAGAGCAATCTGAGCATTCAGTCGGTCTTGTTGATACTTGTCCTCAATGTCCTTAGTGTTCTGGGCATAGTCAGCGTAAATTTGTTCTCGCTGAGCTTGAGCCTCTTGAATAATGGCTGTCTTCTTATTTTCAAAGTCCTGTTGCTGAATTAATCCAGCTTCCATCTGAGCATTCAAGCCATCCAAACCGTTTTGTTCATTTAAATCAGCTGCCGCATATTGGCTATCAGCCAAATCATTTGCTGCACCCAAGCGGCTAAACCGTTCTTGATCCTGTCTATAGAACTCACTAGTACCATTCATATCTGCCTGGATACCGCCCCAGTTTTGAACAGCGCTATTAACTTTGTCGCGTGTCTCTTTGTCCTGTGTGGCTTTAGATAGTGCGATTAGCTTTTGCCGCTCTTCAATGGAAAGCTTTGTATTCTTAAGAATCTCCTCTCTTTCAAGTCTATATCGTTCCTGCATGGCCTGAGTTTCGGAAAGCAGAGATAAACGTGCTTGAAATGCGCGTTGTTCTTGGGCCAACTTCATAAGCGCGTTTTCTTGCTGATATTGCTGTTCCAGCAATTCCACTGCCTGTTTCTGTTCAGACTTACTTAATTCAATATCATGAGCCGCATTAAACTTTCTGCGATCAAAATTTTCTTTAAGTAATTCAGCCTCGGTTTTCTGGAATTCCTTATAGTCCTCAAGCTTGCTTCTGATCGCTTGTTTAGCAATAGCAATTTCATTATCTGCACGGTGATTTAATTCGGCCTTGATTTCGGCTGTACGTTCAGGTGTAAAGCCTGCTTTGTCGACCTCCTCTAACCTTGTCTTTCTGTTATTGTTAATTCGCTCTACTTCGGTGGCCACTTCATTTTCTAGTGACCGCTGAAGGTCCTGCTGACGATCAAGTTGCGATTGAATATCACCTGAAGCTTTATCACTTCCTTTACTTGCCCCACCTTTAACCTTGCTTTGCATACTTGGTGACTGGTGAAGAAGTTTTAGCGATACGCCATCCTCAAATATCACCTCACTGACATAACCACCACCTTTACTATCGTAATGGGTCTTAATATCTTTCACCGCAACATTAGTCGTGATTGGTGTGCCTTCAGGCATTGAGAAATCAATACCCTTATGAAATGAAGAAGCCCCTTTGGTAGGGGCTTTTCGTGGACCATAATTGGAACTGATCTTGTAATTGGATAGAGGTTTGCCACCTGCCTGCAATCTGGCCAGATGTTCATTAGATACTTTCTGGCCAGACATTGAACCGCCATATCGAACATCAAGATGAGGGCCTGTACCAATACCTGATTGGCCAGAAACACCGACTAGGCGTTTCGAAAGTTTTTGCTGTTTAGATAGCTCATTCGTAGTTTCCTTTAATGCCTTATTTTTGGCATCAATTACTTGCTTGTTCTGTTCCTCAATATCTAGCACCTGCAAGCCTTTTTGGGCTATTTGATAGGTGTATTCAACGCCCTCCTTTCTCGCCCAATTTGCACTTTTAAGTAGCTCCTCTGCTTGTTTTTCAGTAAAGCCCTTTGCAAGAGCAAATTTCATAAAATATGCATCATATTCACGATCATAAAGAGAATCAGCATATTTCTTTTGTGCATTTTTTGCAGCTAATGCAGCCCTCTCATTCTCATTCAAGGACTTAGTGTTTTTATCAACTCCGACAATAGCATTTTCAGCTTTATTTCCTGCAAGTGTTACTTCTACACCAAATAAGCTATATGTTTGTTTTGTCTTGGCAGCAGTTTCAGCTGCTTCATCATAGGCATTCACTTGTTTAAGCAATGCATCCCTCAAATCGGATGGAATCTTTTGATTCTTTAATTGCTCAATCGCTTCAGTGTAAGAAATGGTACCAAGCCGTGCTTTATTTGAAATTTCAGCAACTTTAGCATTACCCACCGCATAGTTCTGAATGTCGATCAATGCTGAACCGACCGCTAATTCTTGCCGTTCTAACGCCTTGTTTTGATCTTCAATTGTCGCTGCTAAGTCACCTAATTTTTCTTTGCGCTGTTCATCATTAAGGGCTTTAATTTCTTCCTTAGTTAACTTTGCAGCTTCAGCTTGCTCTTTTAACTTGGCTGTAGCTTCTGCAGATTTACTAGAGAAATACATATAAGTAGCTGCCAATGCAGTCACCCCTAAAGTGATTGCTCCGATTGGACCACCAATCAATCCCCATGCCCCGCTCACTAATCCCGCCATTGAAGCACTTTTGCCTTGCGCTGACGTAACGGCTTTCGTTGCGTTCTCAACACTATTGGCTGCAAGTACATATCTGGCACTAGCTGCACTTGCTCCAAATCTGGCTTGGGTTTCGGCATTGGTTGCTCGTACATTAACTAAATGCGCTTCCGCTTCAGCCAGTGCTGCTTTTGCGCTTTCGATCGCCTTTTGCTTTTGTAATTGTGATGCAGCATTGTCAGCAACTAAGGAACCTACCTTGGTATTTAAAGCTGATACTTGTGTTGCGATTGCTTTGGTAAGTAGTGCCGTACCGCCCAAAATAGCGACATAAGAAATTGATTCTAAATTTTCAGCTAAAACCTTAATTGAACCAGATAAAACGTTAGCCGCACCACTTCCTTGACTAGCCTCACCTACAAATTTAGTAATCTCATTACTTAGAAGAGTTAATGATTGACTGATAGTAATATCTGTTTTACCAAATAATGCATCTACATCAGACTCTACATTTCTAAGCGCTTTCACGATTTCCTGTGAAGTAATTTTTCCTTCAGCTGCTACTGAACGCAACTCTCCTACTGTAATTCCCATGCCCTGAGCAATAGCTTTTGCTAAAGCCGGAGTTTGTTCCATAACAGAATTAAGCTCTTCACCACGTAAGGTACCACTTGCTAAGGCTTGCCCGAATTGAACTAAAGCAGCATCTGCTGCAGCTGTAGTAGCTCCACTAATCGCCACAGCTTTTGTAACTGTTTCGGTTAAACGTGCAGTATCTTCCATTGTTAGATTTAAAGTTTTAGCATTATCACTAAATCGTTGATAAACCTGTAAAACGGAATCCCATGCTGAATAGCTATTTTGAGCAATCCTGAAAGTATCTTCAGTCGCTTTATTCAGCTCTGTCTGATCTTTAGTAACTAGCTTTAAACGGTTTTGTAGTCCTGTATAAGCATCTATTTGACCAATTGCAGCATTGACCGTAGCCAAGCCTGCCATATATCCAGCCAAAGCTTTAATTGAGGTACCGAAAGAATTAGCCGCTTTTTCCTGTTTATCCAGCTCATTGGTTGTAGCTTTAATTTCTTGAGCAAATTTATGATTTTGTTGAGTTGCTTGCTTAGTAACTTCAATTGTTTTTTGAACTGAAGTATTGGAATTGTTAACTGTGGTATTAAAGTTTTGAATAATGTTATTGGTAACAGAAAGCTGTTTCCCCATATCTTGTGAGGTTTTAGATGCTGAATCACCTCGATTAGTAAATTTTGACAATTCTTCAGCCAAGGCTTTAATATTACGTTCAGCATTCTGTGAATCAATAACAATGACAAGACGAGATTCTTGAGCCATTTTTACTTTTCTCCAGGCAATAAAAAACCCCGCGCTGCGGGGCTTGTTGTTTAAAATCACTTAATCTTTAAATGTGTCAAGACATACCATTAAGGCCTCATTAGCAAATTCAGTTTCTGCTTCTAGCTTTTTTTCCTCACTATTCCATAATGGCTGTCTATAAGCATCCTTTATAATAGCTATATAAAATCCTTTAATTTGATGGTCTTTTAAGCTCTTCTCAATTCTATTAATTGGATCAATAGCTTGTTCACCATGTTGTCTATTATGCATAATGATTTTTGCATATCTCGAAACAGATTCGCAGAATTTAAACTTTTGCTTACTATCATCTGCTAAAGCTATACTAGAGAAGCTCAATAACAAGCTAAAAATTATCTTTTTCATGAAATTACCTATTTTAATACTGTGTAAAATTTAAGAGTTAGCATAATAAAAAACCACCCGAAGGTGGCTTAATTACCTTTAATTCATAAACTTAAATAGGGTTAATATAGTAGAAATATATAATAAGGCTGGCTAACAATAAGCTTGCAAGAATTAAATATGTATCTACTGTATTAAAGCTTTTAAGAAATTTCAAAATATCCATAAGTTATAAACTCCTTAAATACACACTAAAATTATTACACATATTTACATTAAGCTACATAACTTGTAATTTAACTGCATAAATATTCATCAACAAATAGATTTTTACTTTTGAGGCTTAGACGAGATCTTCTTATGAGCCTCTTCAATAAATAAATTATCTAAAGCAAAAATACAGTCATTAAAGATATGAGCATCAACAGGCAAATCATTATGCTCAGCATATACATTGATAGCTTGCTGATCTAAGGATAAAGGAATGCCCTGCTCATATCGTCTGGATCTGATAATCGTACTAAAGGCTGCAAGAATTGAGTCAGCCGCATAGGAATATTCTGGAGGATCCGGAATATGTCCACCTAAGAACTTGATTTGTTCGATTTCGTGCGGCGTTTTCGAGGCATATGTTTTTTGGTATTTGTAGATCTCAATGACTTTCCCAGTATTATCGCCTTATCCTGGTCTGCTTCTTCTTGAATCTTCTGTGCCTTCTCTTTAATGAATAACCATATTGAAATACCAATATCACCAAGATTTAGAAGTTTGGAGGCGTTCTCAGGTGTATAAGGCATTTCAGTTTCAACTGTCTTTCCATCGACTGCTTGAGCAAATACAACACCTTTCCAGTCTTCAACTAAGTGAGCGGCACACGCATCCATTAAAAGTTCATGGTAAGGCTTAGCAGATGGATCGTTTACCATCACATCATAACCTTTTGATGATATTTGATTGCCTGCTCGCTCAATCGCTACCTGGAATGGCTTATATGCGATACCACGAACTTTAAACTCTGCCTGTACTTGTCCAGCTGCATCTTTAAACTCACACCATTTAGACACTTCTGAGCTTTGAATAATTCCGACTTTTAAAGCCATAGCTACCTCTTAAATTTAGAAAATAAAGAAGCCCATGGGTTACATGGGCTTTAAGATTAATTTTTTGAATTAAACAAGTGAACGAATGATCATTGGGCTTGTACGTACCTGAGCAAAGTTAATATCAATTGTTATGATGTCGTCACCACCGCCATCTGGGTGATTAGCCTCCTTGACTTCAAGTTGAGGGAAGTTCAATGAATAATTACTTCCTTTACTATCTTTAATATCGAATGTCAGTGTGAAGATATCTCGTGTTTTAATTGCATCAATCCAAGCCGCAGATGTTGCCGAGAACATGAAATTGGCATTTACGCCAATATCTATCATTTTCTCTAAATAAAACTCTGGTGTGTACGAGCCTGAGCCAATACAACGAATAGCTTCAAGATTATTATTAAAGTTAAAGGTGAGTGTCTGCAGACAAGCTTTGCCTTGAATCGACTGACCATTGATCAGTAATTTTTCAACATTCGGCATGCTGACAAGTGGGCGAGTTGATGCTGGAATAGGATTGATGACGGGATTTACTTGCTGTCGTGTAAATGAACTACCAACTAGACCGAGGTTACCAGTGATCTTTCCAGTGGTCTGAATAGTGATTTCACCCGTATTAACCTGAATACCACGATAAATAAAAACCTGTCCGATATCTTCATACACTTTAACAAGAGTCAAAGATTTTCGAATTCCACCTCCAAAACTTAAAGCATTTGCAGCCCAGTTATTGAAAGCCAGTACACTCAAGAATAGATCAAAGGTGCCTAGCGACAACTCAAACTCTAACTGACCAGTTACTTCAGCTTCCGTTACAACACTACCTTGGCGAAAACGTGAGTCAACTACTTCACTACTATCTTCAGTAGAGACATTTTCAGATAAACTGTCTGTTACACGGCGAACCGTGTACCAGATTGGATTAGCAGGAGTTGTTCCCAGTACAGCTTCTTCACAAGCATATAATCGAATTTTTGCGCCTGAACTCATTTATAGTTCTCCAAAATTTAGGCATTAAAAAACCCGCTTTCGCAGGTTGTTAAAGTTTTTAATCTATGTCCGAGGCTTCTGGCGGTTCTAGCCCTTCCAATGCAGCGGACACTGCCTGTGATAAATTGGTGGGCTGAAAATTTACAGGTGTATTAGAAATAACCTCAGGTTCTTCATGTAAGCGAATGTCAATCCAACGGCCATCGGGAATATCAACAGGATTCTCATGATCAGCAACAATAGCTGCGAGTTCAAAATCAAACTTACGTTTGTATGTTTTAATTGAGAGATCACCGTTTTCTAAAATTCTATACTCAACAGCTACTACGTTATTTCCATTTGCATCCTTTGGAACTTCGATATACCAGCCTTCTTGTGCAAGGCCTAAAGAACCTTTTAGTAAGTAATCACCAATACCTAATTTTTCAAATTCAAGTGGTTGCTTGGCTGCGTCATCATTCAGCTCCACTTTATAAGCATATAACTTCGCGATTGGAGAAGCAGCTTTAATGAAACCATTTGCGTCAATAGTTGTATTTGCGGAGTTTAAAATTCGTACAGCATTTGACCAGACCCCACCATTCATTATTCGTGCTTTGAGGTCATACATTGTGGAATCACCCATAGCAATTCCAATTTGCCATCTATATAAGTCTGGGGTATACGCATGACATGATTGGATAACTGCTCTATATTGCCATCCAGAATCTGCAGCACCTGACGAATCGTGAAAGAACCCTGAGTTAATATTATTAAGATTACTATCTTGTGTTCGCCCCAAACCAAAGGCTCCAACTTCCACTACATCTCCCAAAGCAGTGCCAATTGATCTTGAAGCGGGGTTTGAAACAGGAATATCGTGAATTTGCGAAAAAGCTGGGCTTAAGTTTGGAATACCCGAAGCGAAAGGCAACATGAATTGCTGCTTTCCTTGTGCTGAGTTCATTGGATAAGGTCCATGATTCCATCTGTATTTAAAAACCAGATTAGCCATTATGAAGTTACCCCATCAATTACCTGAAAAGTCAAGGTTTCAGTGTGTTGAGTTACCCCACCCACTGTCCCTTTAATATCCATTTGAACTAGCCCCAAAGCCCAAGTTGCAGTGCTACCGTTTGAAGCCACATTTAACCAACCTTTTTGGGTACCTTGATTCAAAGGGGAGCATGTCAAAATTGCTACAGCTGCACCATCTAAAGTTTTAACCTGGGATGTAAAGGTATAACCCGTTAAATCGATTGCACGGCGAACATCATCAGGTGGATATTGCAGACCTTCATCCATATCAACCAACTGTAGGTTTAAGTTGAAAGTGTCACCACGCTTAAAGACAAAATTGCTCATAAGTGATTCCTGTAAAAATAAAAAAACCACCGATGAGGTGGTAGTGATTAAAACTAAAAAACCGCCCTGAGGCGGTTTAAATTAAATAAAGTTTGAGTTTAAATTTTCTCTTGGATGAGTTTTTTGCAACGCTCTCTTTCTATTTTTGAAAACTTATCTAAAGATTCATAACTATTAAATTCTTCCTTTACTGGTACTTTGTATACATTTTCAACTAAATCACGTGCTACTTTCTTCTCACTCTTTGTCAGATTCTCAAAAGGAATGTCTTTATTTACTTCTTCTTTTGAAAGTCCTGATTGTCGTTGAGTCATCATGATGAAGGCCATATCACCAATAATATTGCAATTATCCTCTCGGTCAACTTCAGCGTTTGCATCTAAAGCAAAAAATAGAAAGGCCACTGGAATTACTTTTAAGTATTTCATGTATATATTAATTCACCTTATAACCAATAAAGACATTATATTGCACAAAGTCAGCATCTTTCCCGGCATCGATCGATTCGCCCTTCAAGCATTCTAAATCTTCAAATGAGAAATACTCAAAATGCGCCAGTAATGCATCACTTAGTACTGTTAGAGCTTTCTCTCCAGTATGTAGCCGATCGAAGCATTGGATCATGATATTACCTGTTCGACGGGTACAAGGTTTATCTGCAACGCCCGAAGTAAAGCTGGGACCACCTGCAATTTTTAATCTGCACCATAAACCTTCCTTTGGTACTGTAAAGCCTGGAGCATTTGGATACTGAATTCTGTTCTGGGATATACCTGTAAAGTTTTCCATACGATCGATAATAGCTAGCCTTGTCTGCTCTAATGTCATTGCCATCTTAACCACCGTACTTTTGAGTAATATAAGTAAAAGTAGTGCTGTAGATACCCTGCGGTGCTTGATCTGACCAGCCATTTTCTAAGCGTTCAGCATATGGCTTATTGTTTTGTATGTAGACCAAATTACCCAACTTAAACTTAACGGCTTGAATAGCTGCATCTTGCACGGCGTTTGTTTCAGGTTCACGCACAGCGTAGTCACCAGATCCAATCGAAACAATATGAGAAGCACGATAAGCACCCGTATCAACTGGACTTGATACAACTAAAGACTGAACAGCATCCATAGTAATTTTCTTTACCTTGTCCTCTGCTGATTTAGCCACATCAAAACTAAAATCAGTTGGCTTTTTCCCCTTCCACCCCATCATTTACCTCGCTTTCTTCATACATTTTAAAAAGGTCTTGAGCGATCGCTTGAATTGAATATGCTTCAAATTCTGAACTAGGCTCTTTTCCTCCCATGAGCTTTTTAACTTTCTGCCAAACATGCACCGCTTCATGCAAAAGCAATCCATAGATCTCAATCAATTTTCTTTCTGAAGTATCACCAAGCTGGACAACGGCGTAAGCGCCATCGGAATAGAAATCAACTTGAGCGGCCGCTCCTTCTATGGAAAGGAACTGATCTACATGATTCATATCCTCAAAAAGTAAATCCATGTGAAGCTGATTTCTAGCAAGCGTATATTGGACATGTTGGAAGGGTGAGATGTGCCATAAGGGAACGTAATCTGTACTTATCATCTAAACTCCTAAATTGCGCCCATAAAAAAACCGCCAAATGTTGCATGGCGGCTACGCATAAATAATATGTTTATTAAACTTTAATCATTGAGAAATATTCAGGTTCTAAATCCTCATAGATCTCATTTGGAATTGGGATAATTTCTATAATTTCACCTTTCTCTTTATCAACTTTCCATGCATTTATTGTCTTTTGAGGATTAATCCAAAGTTCACCATATGATTTAACATTTGGTTGGAATATCAATCGATAAGCAATAAATTCTTTGTCTTCAGGAGAATAGCAACTGAGCTGATCAGAAAAAGTTAAAAGTATAAATGGTACATAATTAAAGGTAAGGCCTTCATAGTCCCAGACTCCTTTTCCACTCGCTTCCTGAACCAATTTTTTAAAATGACTAAAAGGAATAGACATATTTGTTATTTTTAAACAAGCTAGATAAATTTTGAAAATGTTTTCTCTTATCTTTTTACGCATAATTGCACCAGCCTGCTTATCAACCACCCCATCCCTTAAACCTTGATATGGAATGCCATTCTTACCAATCGTTCTGCAATTAGTATTTTGATTGCTATGCCAAAAGAACTTTGGTCTCCTTGGATTACTACTATTTTTTATAGTCATTTCTGTTTCACAATAGCCACATAAACCTTTCTCTTTACCGTTAAGTAGAAACCATTCAACAGTTTGTGAACGCCCAGTTTCAATATCAATAGCTCTGTAAGGCATTTTTTCCCAAATTATAATCTTAAAATAAGATGTATAACTTAAATGAGAATTTTACTGAATGATAAAATATATCAATTAATAGATTACTTTATCTTTACCCTTAAACCTTCCTCAACTGACATTTCCAAATAGTAGAGGCTGGATCCTGTTGAATATGAATTACCCGGAATGATCCTAAGGCGGTAACCCACTCATCATCAATTTTTGATGCCATGGTAACTTCATTTTGAAGCACGGTCGCCTTTTTATCTGTAGCCAATACTCCAAGCGTTTGTATTTCATATTGACTGTATGAGCCGAATAGAACGCCTCGGCCTGAGTAATTTTCTTTAAACTCAATATAGGTTTCTGTCTTAGGATCCCAATTTGATTTAGTGACTCGTTCACACGTAAATGTATGAACGGCGTCTGCTAAATCTTCATTAAATGCTTCAGCAATTTCTGCCTGAATTTCGTCACGTAAGCCCATTAGATTTTCCTGACAAAAAATACGGATTTTCTTTTGCTATACGGCTTGATCAAATCGAGAATGAATTGCTCGATCGCACTAAGTTTTACCGATCCGTCTTGATATTCTTTTTCAGTTTCAACCGTATCTGCCTTAACTTTCTTACGTTTTAAAGCCTGTTCCTGACCTTGATAAATCTCACCCTTCATAATGCCTTTTATAATTTGATAAGAGGCAGTTTTGAGGGGTTGAGGTACTGTAGCGACATCTTCATAAGGCTTAACATTACGTGCTAATAGATAAGCCTCAGACATCTGTAGATAATCAGCCTTATCACTGTCAGATAAAGCATCAAAGCCTACTACATGTTCAATCGCTTCTTGTTCAGTGATAAAGCTCATGGGTTATTCCTTTGGAAGAAGTGCTAACAACTCGTCTTTTTTAGCACCTGATTCAAATGCAATGCCCTTTTCGGTTAATACAGCACGAAGCTCATCAACTTTAAGTCCGGCATACTTAATTGGTTGTACCTGGTCATCTCCAGCGTGTTGGCTGCCTTCAGAGTTTTGATTGCTTTGAGCTTGCTGATTGTCTCCATCTGGTGTTTGTTTTCCTTCTCCCAATTCAAGCTCGGCAATACGTGCTTTCATTGCTTCAGGATCATTCTGAAAAGCAATAAATTCGCCTTTCAGTGTCGCAAGCTGCTCTTCCAGCTCATTAATTCTGTCTTGTGTCATTTGACGTTCTCTCATGCGGTTAAATGCGGATAGGCCCATTGATTTATCTCCAAAAGAAAAGGCGGATAAATCCGCCCATGTCTTTATTTAATTTTGTGCTTAAACGCCACAATACGAATTTGTTTAGGATCGTATATACGCTCCCAGTTAGTGCCAGTTGCAAGCCCAGAGTTTTTAGGTGCAATACCTGTTGATCCTGCCCATTTAATACCACGTGGATGTAGTACAAAGTGACGGCGGTTAATCAAGATATCTACACCAGCAAGACTATCGCGATCAGTTTCAACCGCATTTGGTGCACCAATATCTTGGAAGCCAACAGCACCTTGACCAAATAGGAAAGAAGTAAATACATCACCATCAACAGGCATGCCATCATCAACAATCACACGGCGATCCATAAAGGTTTTATAGAGTAAAACGCCATCAGCATCACGCACGGTTTCAATCAAACCCTGTTTAGATAAAGCTGACATAGTGAATGAATGCATTGAAATCGCTGTTAATTTATCGACCGCATCGCCAAGCTTATATGACGCATCGACAAAAGAATGACCATCAATAACCGCTGTGGCCCCTACGCCAGCTGAAATATCATGTACGTTACTTGCCATACTTGCAGCACCGAAAACACCTTTAAGGGTATTTACGGTAAAGCCCTGAAACTCACGCGCCCAATAATCTGCTACCAGATCACCAACCGCGCCGAGTGGATCGTCACCAGATAAGGCCTTTGCTAGATCATTAGCACCCCATGCCTTACCACGAGCATGGAGAATTGCAATATCTTGACCTGATGTAATGTTATTTACAGTTAAAGGGGTTTGATCAGAGAGAACTTCCGATTCACCACTTAAATCGTTCCAAAAAGGAATATTTACAGTAGTACCACCCTTCGTTCCAAAAGCTACATCTTCTTCAAGATCCCCCACAATGCCAGACTGCCATAAGGCAGATTTCTCAGCGGTTTTATTTAAAACATATGGAGTGAATAATTCAGGTACGATTACATCAGCAATTTTGGTATCAGCCATTTGGCTTTACTCCTTAAAGTTTAATATTGTGTTTTGCTGCTAGCTCTTTAGCTAACTGCGGATTTTCATTTCGTAATTGCGCCAATTTGGTTAAGTTCACTGAACCATCTGGTTTGAGAATGTCGACCTGACCTTTTGTATTGGCACTACCTGGTGCCCCCATACCATTTGGTTTAGGCCAGTAGTACGGTTTTAGCTCCCGTAGAGATTCAACCCATTCTTTTGGGGTCTGCGGTGTCTGACCGTCTTTACCAATGACCACTTCACCGTTTTCATCTACAGCTACCGCTTTGCCGTTTTCATCTAATGCAAACTTGGATTTAGCTAAAAAAGCGATGTCACCTGTTGCTTCAGCTAATGCTTCAAGCTCTACAGCTGCTTGCACGATTTGCCCTTGAATTACTGATTCCTTAAACTTATTTGCATAAGCTTCGGCTTTGTCAGCACGGTCTTTTTCAGCTTTAAGTACCTTTTCATGTTCTTCACGCATCTTCTCGGTACGCTTCTGAATCACTTCGGTAATCTTGCCTTCAGCGATTAACTTTGCTTCTTCATCTTGATCAAGTTGAGCAAAGACTCTTTTGACGATTTCAGGGTCAATTCCTTCGAACTGATTTTGAAGTTCCTGAAGTTTTCGTTTTGCATCCTTAGCGGCATCACGCTCACTTTGAAGTGCAGATTTCAAACCTTTAGGATCTTCATAGCCGTCTAAGTCAAGGCGAAACTTCCCGTTTTCCTCAACATATAAAGCGCGGTGCTCTTCTTTGATTGCATCAAGTGAATCAACAATAAATGGTAATGGCATTTTCAAACCTCTCGTTTGATTAAGTTAAGCCTTATCTCAAGGCATTAAAAAAGCAGCCATTTGGCTGCTCATCTCTTTAATAAAAATAGAAGATAATTAATTTTTGTTTATTTTTTCCCTATCATCACTTTTATACTTCTCTTCAAAATCTCTCACCATTTCTTTCATATAATTCATAGCTTCAGGGCTACTATCAGATAAAATATCTTCAAATTCTTTGATCATATCTCCCCCTCTCAAATCCTTTCGAATTAGGACATTTAATTTGTTAATTTCAACAATAGCATCTGAAATTCCATTTATAAAAATTTCATTTAATTTATGTACTTCCAAATTTGAATCTTCTAATAATTTTAAATGTTCATCTTCTAAATCTCTTCTTCTTTTCTCATTATTATTGTATTCATTCCACAATTTCTTATTTAAATCATGATCAAAGTGTTTAGAAAATTCATTTTCTTTAATCAAAGCAAGAGCATTATTTCTTTCATTTTCATAAACTTTTATAACCGGTTTAATTGCAATCAATTCAGCAGTTAAGTCTATTAAATCCTTCCTCTCTTTAAGCATTAAGAAATACAATTTAGAACATACTTTCGTTACTAGTATTGTTTGCTTTGTCGTTTCAACATTGGCAATTAACTGCAGGCGATTCATTGAATAACAAAACTTTAAAAATTGTTCATTTGATTTTTTAAAATCAAATTCTAAATTAGGAACTTGACCTATCAATGAATGAATTCCAATCAAATCATCAACCGCATTTAAATATATATCTTTTTTTAGATTAAAAGATCTTTCAGTTTCTTTTTGATTTGATTCAAATTCAAAACGTTCTTTTTGATTTTGATTATTGAAATAGTTTGTTATCCAAACACCACCTAACCCCGAGAATATACTCATCAATCCAACAATAACAGGTATAAACTTCTCATTGTTTTCGATAGTAAGACCTAAAGCAACGCAAAGCATAAAAAAAATTAAACCAAGGAAAATAACTTTAATGAATCCTAAAATTTTTCTTTTCATTTAATTAAATTTCTCCTATTAAAAGTATGTCGATGTTATCAAGTATCTTTTAAACACCCAATTCATTAAAGGCTTTTTCATCCAATTTTCTTAACTCATCCAAAGTGTATAAACGCCCTTCAGGATCAAAGAACTTTTCAAAATCAAATTTCCCTTCTTTATAAAGTTTATAGCGCTTTGGTCCCAACCATTCTTTTTGAAAGAAATCGTCAGTCTTGCCGAAGAACTCTTTGAATGTGGTGTTAGCATCCAATTGCCCTATTAATTGGTTGCGCTCATCTTTCGGGATGTCCTTTACTTTGCGCTCATCCATGACAAACGGACGTTCTCCTACCAGAAGACCATCTTTCTCAACTGGTACCAGAATGCTGCGGCAATTAGGATGCAACGGAGGGACACGTTTTGCTGGATCGTTAATCTCCCATACAGTGCCATCTAAAGATGCACATAGTTTCGATGTTCTACCATCTAACGTTGCAACCAGTTTTACGTACTCAAAACCAAGCTGATTAAAAGTATCTAAATACGTTTGATTGGCAACATGGCTTCGAACGGTTCTTACAGTACGATCAATATCACTTTTAGTACTTGTTAATAAGCCATCTTCGAAGTTAAGGCGCTTGGTACCACGGATATGTTGGACAATTTGCTGATTAGTTTTGCCTGAGCTAATACCATCACGAATCGCATATTCAACTTTTTGGCGAGCAGTATCGGCAATCTTCGATAGAAGATCATCAACTAGCGCACCGCCAACTAAAGGAACTTTTTTAGCTGCTGAATAAAGCTTTTGGCCATTCGGCTTTTTATTCTTGCCGCCGTATAGCTTAGCTGTGTAATTTGCCTCGTATACAGCCATTGCAGTTGCTGAAACGGCGAATACTTCAGGTAATGCAGTATTTATTGCCACAAACCATAGAGAAATAAGATCACGAATCTCTTTGAGGTTTGTTGTTGTGTACTGGCCACCAGCAAGCGCTAATTTTTCCGAATCATTTAACTCATCTAACAAATCCCTAAGCTTTGTCAGCATTAATGCTGACTCATCATTAAAGACTGTTAATAATTCATTAACTGATTGAGAAGAGGCTCTATATAAATATGCCTGGTGTTGAGTGAGAACTTCAATCAGTGATTTTTCAATATCTGAAGCCATTTAATACCTCTAAAGCGGCATGCTATCTCGCTCACCTTCAACCCGTTTCAACTCTTCCTTAAAATCATGAGCTGGTAACTTTCCAGTAGCGATATATTCCCAATACGTCTGGAACGAATTCTTTCCAGCAATAGCACCTTCATAAAGTTGTTTAGCTAAATTGATGTCGTATTGCTGAACGATAAATTCAGGTTCTACAGTGAATGCATATTTAGATGAATCTAGCTTTAACCACTGGGCTGCATATTTAATGGACTGCTCAATAGCAGCAGCTGCACACATCACAATGCTATGTAAACTTGCATGCTGATCATCCTGACGTGCACGGCGTGCCTCACCTGATTCTTGTGTATTCGTATCAACGACTTTTGCACCTGCTTCTAATGCTGCATTTTTCTGGGCATCCATTTCACTCTTGGTAAGTTCAATACCATTACCTGAAATTTCTAAGTAACCGCATTGAGAATCACCAGGTAGGCTCCAGACTGCCATCACACCTGTAACGCTAATATCTGGTTCATCATCATTGTCGATACCATTAATCCAAGGCTGAGGATGAGCTGTGTGATGGAGTGACTGAAAGTAATCCGCACTGAGCTGGTAACTCTTAAGAGCTGCTTTCGCCATAGTCAAAAGTGGAATAGTTCCAACATTAGGTGAATTATCCGTGGCCCCACAAAATACGAATGGTGTGAATGAAAGCTGATTACCGCCAAGATCAGGAGTTTTATCTTCCTCACTAGAACCATCAAACAAACGGACAGTTAAAGCACCTTCCTGCATAGCTAAAACACGGTGGACGGTCTTTGTATTATGTCCAAACTCATCTTCGCTATTATCAAATTGCTCCTCGAGCACTAACAGCTTTAGATCCTTACGACCACCGATGCTGTTTTCTTTCCAGTTTATGATAGATAGAGCATCGTAAAGGGCGAAGTAAGGCACTCCATTAGCATCTACATCGACCAACAATCCGCAGCGCCCATCAACTAAAAGCGCAAAACAAATACGGATAAAGAGTTGTTTAAGGCCAAATCCGTCATTAGTAGCATTATCAATCAGTCCTTTGAGCAAAGAGCTTTCAATCACAATGTTTGGTTCAAGCTTTGAAACTAAACCAATCATCGTGCGAAGTGAGTCTTGAACCCATAAAGGATACTGAGCGCGGCTTAGATAAGCTTTATAAATCTCACCAGTCTTATCGCCCTGTTTTTCGGCCTCAATCATGCCAGCAGATTTAGCAAGATACTTGGTTTGTTCCTGTTTAATCTGCTCTTCGCCGGCTACGGCGTCACGCATAACCAACCAGCTTTTTTGTGCAGCACTATACTGCGGATGTTTATCCGTAACTGCCATAAAAACACCAATAAAAAAGCACCGATAAAGGTGCGTTATTTAAGCCATACCCCGAATCCGCCTGACCTGAACAATCCGTTTAATAATCGGGAACCGTTTCGCTAGTGGGTAGCCACCTGCATCACCGACATGGTCCAATCCTGATTTCTTGTCAGGCATTCCAAAGTCATCATAAATCTGCTGTTCCAGTGTCTCGGTAAACCGTGGGCACTTATAAGTATTAACCTTTAACGTCCGTTCTCCATCACCATTCAGGATCAAAGCATTCACGGCATTTAAACTGTCTTTAATGGTCGGGTTAGTGTTATTCACCTCTACCCGTAAACCATGCTGCCTTAAAATGGCATGGTCCGACTCACTGCTATTTTTTGATGAAGTAGACTGTCCGGCAGCATCAGGAATAATCGTAATTTCATGACTAGGGAAACGTTCAATAATCAGTTTGGCCATAGTTGGTGTATCACGAACTCCTACCAGTTCATCTAGTGCCAGAGGTTTACCGTCACGGATTACATACACCACGGCGGCCATTTTCAGAACGTTAAAGTCCATACCGATAATTAACGGCTCATTCGGCTTAATTTCTTCATCAGTATGGTTGAGCCTACGGTCAAAATCAGGATAAACAGCACCGCTGGTTAAGTTAACGAACTGCCCACGTAAATATGCCTCAATGAGCTGAGGTGGATAGGATTCCCGTAAAGATGCAATATAGTCATCTGGTAGATTGGCCTCATTGTCATAGGTTGAAGCCTGAATCATTCCATAGAGCTTCCGCTTGGCCTCTGATTTATTCGCCTCTTTTACGAATTGCTCGTACGTAAATTTAAAACCTTCCGGTGTAGTCGCTACATCAATACCATTCAGCAAACCTGCCTGTTTAAAGCGCATACGTGCGATGATCTTACGCCACGCTTGCTGAGCCTTGTGGGTAGCCATAACATCGAGCTCATCAATCAGTGCATGACCAATCTTAAAACCGACAATTGTTGCCGGCTTCTCCATAGACCGGCAGATGATCGTACTTCGATACTGACGACCATAATAAAGATCGACCTCTTTATTCGATTCATAGATTTTGGTCTTTAACCCCCAGTCAAAAGCAACCTCATCGACTGTCGGATAAAAAATATCCCGAATCTGAGGATATGTCGGTGCAAAGTAGCCCAGCCTAACTTTGGGGAATTCCCAAGCCTTATGGCATAAAGAACCACAACCCACCCAAGTTTTTCCGCCACCAAATCCGGATATAAATGCCCTGAATTTGTTTTCCATTTGAAGAAATCTAGCCTGAGGCACATTCAGTGTCGGATTGATGTTCGGCATCTTTTTTACTCGCATCTACAACTTGAATGGTTACCTTGACCGGTGTTGGATCATCTGCACCCTCACCATCACCTGTCCTGATCTTTTCAATCTCAAGCTGCTTTAACTCAATATTCAGGAGTGTTAAGTCATGACCATGCATTTCTTCCCGAACCTGCTTAATCACACCTTGCTTCATCAGCCGGTTGTTCTTCCAGCCTTCATAAATCTTCTGAAGTTCTTTAATGCGATAGGATTTATTAGCAAGTGGAATGTCATAAACATTCTTTTGGAAATCTGCTCTGGTTTTATTAAACAAATTAACCAGTTTCTTGCTTAGGTTTTTCCCCGTTGCTTTTGTTGGGTCATATAAAGCGACCTGCTGACGTTCAATTTCGATGTTAAATTCTTGCTTTACAGCATCTGCCACCTGTTGAGGGGTTTCAAAGCAGGCAAGAGACTGAACTATAAAGATTTTTACAGGCTCTCTTAATGTTGCCATACTTGCCCCTTCGTAAAGCTACGTAAAGCAAAACAGGCAAAAAAAAGAGCCTTATGGCTCAATTGATTACGCAGTTTCCGCAGCATTTTGAAATATCTAGATTTGAAACAAACGGCGGATTCTTCGCAACCTCAACAAGACGTTTAACGCTCTTACTTGCTCCCCACCGTTTAGTTACACCAATGAATTCTTCGACATCATGCCCAGCTAAATAATGCTTAGGTAATCCAGTAGAACTGCTAAAGAGCATTTCACCATCTTCGTCACGTTCTACACCTATATGGTAAAGCTCGTGCTCAAGCAAAGCGCAGAATTCACTATCATTAGCTTTATCGCAAAATGTGGCATCGATCGTAATCAGATAAGTTGGTACAAATCCGAACCATTCTCGCATCTGTTGCTCCTGTCTAGCTTTACGCCAGCCACCTACATTAAACATAACCTTTTCACACTGCCCAAGAACCATTGCCTGTTTACTTTTAAATGCTGACGAAGCCCACGCAAAAGCTAAGAATTCTTCATTATCATGAAGCAGCTCAGCAATATGGTCATGATCTGGATTGTGAAGTGGACCACCTAAAGTTAGAAAGTTTGCTATAACCCATTCCTTTAATTCTGGTGCAGGTTTTAAACGAATTGCTTCCTCTTGTTCAGCTTGGTCAATAAAGTCTGTTGGCGGGAATGGTCTAATCTGATCCATAACTTACTCTATTTACAAATTAATTAGATTCTGTTTAATTCGTTATCAATATTCTTGGAGTTGCAATTATGTCAACTAATCCCAGCCTACCAACTCAAGAAGAAGTTGATGTTTTTTACGAACACTTTATTGAACATGGTTTTTTTCACGGAGATCAATCACGTATACATGAAAAGCAATTCATAAAACTCTCAGCTTTTTTTAATAATGCTTTTCGCATGAAAGGTTATCGAGGTGGGGATTTAGAACTGGGTTCTACTTATGATCATGATTGGGGAACAGTTGTTTGGTACTCCAACCCAGATTATGATTATGATGAGATTTCCCAAAAAATTGATATTTACATTCAAGAAATGATTAATAAATAACTTGATCTCGTTTTGAATAGTGTTAATTCTTTTATTCAGAATTTAATTGTTGCTGTTATACCCATATCAAACAATTCTGTAATGTTACAATCCTAAAACCTCTTTAATATCTGAGTGGATACCTATTATACTATTGTTGTTTCATAACTCTGGATCCTTGGAATTTGAATATAAAACAAAATAATATTTGTGGTGCGTATTAGTATCTCCCCTATAAAAACTCTGATTTTAATTATTTAAAAATCTGTATTAAGCAATGCTCAATCAAAAAAATTATTTCGTTCTCATCTGTAAAAGGTCATTTTCAAGCTTGAAATCACTGTGAACCCCCAAATCATCACGCAATAGTTTGGCAAATTCAAAGACTTTGTCTTGTAAAATATCACTACTGTCTACAGGGTGGCGATTGAAATAAAAATTTGCAATTGATGTTTGATAGGAAGTCAATTCACGTTGGAGTTTGTACAACTCTATCCTTATTTCTGAAGTTGTGATCAAGTTAACCTTATTAATACAAGCAACAAACTCAATATATTTTGAAAGATGCTTTTGCCATATTTCTTCTGCTTCTACACCTGCCAAGCCAGAATCATTTTTGATAGTTGGCCTAATAGTTAAAGATGAAACTAGAAACTGAGTATAAGAATCAGTTAAAGCGATATATTGGTCTCTTTTCGATTCCGCCACTTTTTCCAATTTTATTTCATTTATTGTATTTTTAGCAGCAACCCTAATGGAAAATATCAAGGCTAACGCTCCAATTAATGCACCAACGAACGTGAAGACACCTTGTATATATGCTGCATCTATCGTAGCTCTAATAGCATCCATTTACTAAATACCCTAAAACTAATAAACCCCGCATTGCGAGGTTTATCCAACAGTTTACTTATACTTCTACCACTATAACGCAAAAATAGCATTTACCCTGTACAGGGTCAAGTTTTGTATTTAATGCATCCAGTTTTATTTAGGTGAAATTTGATAGATCTACGAGTTAGTACCTAATTGATCAATCAAGTCTTTACCAAGTTGCCTTGTGTTCTTTTTACCACCTTTACTATTTAAATGGCTTATTCCCTTAGAGGATGCCAAGTCCAGCAAAGCCCCATAAGCCGATACTTTCTCACCATTTTTATATACTAGAATAGTGGTGTCTTCCAGCTGCTCTATCAAATAATCACCATATTCAACTGAACGTTTCAACTGATCCTTTGAAGTGTTAATAATTTCATAGTTAAAGTTGGCTGCGATTTCTATTAACTCATAAATATTGCCTTGCCCCCACTGATTGGAAACAACATATATATCGCCATTATTCATCTGTAACTGATGTTCTTTATCTATGAAGTACCGGTTATATCTTTGCTCATCCAGTTGGTTAATTTTAACCAGCAATCTATCCAGATTCGGATATGCACTAAACTCTGCCCTAAGATATTCGATATTCTTATTTTCAATTTCATTAAAGCGGCTTTTAATAATTTCAAGCGCAAGATAACGCTTGTTCAGAGTTTTACCATTAAACATGAAATTTGAGTAATCTCTTGCATTCGTAAGCTTGGCTTCTCGTCTTTCTTCTGATTTTTTCTGTGCTTTAATCTGATAATCCTTTGCTTCCGGCAAAGGTATAATTTGTTGAATATCAACTAGAATCTGAGAATTGTGAGTATATGGCTGCATTCTTATACAAGTAATATCCAGATCTCGCTCATTAAGCCAGATCACTGAGGTGGTCAGTTCTTTAGAGAAATTTGATGAGACCAGAATGATTCTCACATCATCTGCAAAATTACTTTCATCCAGCTTATCAATTTCCACAAAGTTTGAAATTTCTTCACGTGCATTGTTGTGATCAAAAGATGGATAGCCATTATTTATTTTATATCGACGATAGATATCTATCGCTATATCGAAAGTCATGGTAGAAACCATTGATGCATAACGGAGAGCCTGAAGCTCCATATGATCACCAGTGTCTGTACGCTTCAGCTCTATAATTACAAGATTTGCATTTTTATCGATTGCCAGTAAATCAATTCTTCTCTTTGACCCATCCCATTCAGCATACTCTTCAGCAATAATGAGACAGTCCTCAGCGATTACCCCAATATTTTTCTTGAGTGCCTGCTGAAGATGTAATCTTTCCAGAATCGCTTCTTCCTTGAAAGAAGTAGTCTCAACTGCATTTAGTTCATTATTATTTAAAGTAAATATTGGCATGGAATTAAATCTCTGCAAAAGATTTTGCCTTTATACAGCATATGCCAATCAACTCATAGAAAAAAAGTCCCACCAATAATCTATATTTAGTGGGGCTTCTATTCCGGAATTAATCTATCCGCTACCTATGATATTAGCGTTTAAAAAATTGCAATAAAAATTATAAACTAGCTCTCATATTTATTATGACAGTCATAATTTGATTTATCATTTGTCTCATAAACTCTAATTCAATACTGCATTTTTCTTCTATAATTTCTATTGATTCAATTTTATCCACTTCATTTTTGAAGTAATCAAACCGCTTACGTAAAGAAGGAAACTTAATTGCCTCCAGATGTATACGGTCAATCTGATAACCAGAAATATGTTTAAATGCAAAAGTTGAGATCAATAGATGATTAATATCATACTTAGAATTATTAGCCTTTAATGTATTATAACTTAACTCAAAATTTTTTCTGGCTTGTTCGATTTTTAGACCATTTTCCGCAGATAGCTCATTTTTCCGCAAACCAAGGTAATCATCCATTGTGACGATAATAGAAAGTAATAAATTTGCCAGACACTGTTCCTGTTCTGAAAGTTTATCTCTGATAAATGGATAGTTTTGTTGCTTTTTCCAATTTATCCATACAGTAAAGGCAATAACCAGTCCTAAAATTGTTGCAATATTTGCAATAAGAGAAACCCATTGTTGAAAATCATTAGGCATTTTATTTGATATAAAAGAAATTAAAAAAATATTATATATAAATCCTGATTAAGATAATACGAAAAGCTATACCTCACTATCAGCAACTAAATACAACTACTTACTTTATTTACAATACCATCACTATAACGAAAAATAGTGCTCAACCTTTATATAGAGTGGTGCTGATAAACTGACAGTTAGTGATAAAAAGGATAAATACTAATGGTAGATATCGTCGATAGCGCAACTCGTAGCCGTATGATGTCAAATATTAAAGGACGGAATACAAAACCAGAATTGCTCATCCGTAGCCTTCTTCATGCGCAGGGCTTCCGCTTCCGTATCCACCGCAAAGACCTGCCAGGTAAACCTGATATCGTATTACCAAAATACAAGGCTATCATTTTTATACATGGCTGTTTCTGGCATGGACACCAGAATTGCCGGTTGTTCAAGTTACCGGCAAGCCGTACGGAATTCTGGGAAGCAAAAATCTCCAAGAATCAGGAAAATGATCTGAAAGCAAAAGAGCTTCTTTTAAATAGCGGCTGGAGAATATGTACCATATGGGAGTGTGCAGTACGTCGTTCTAAAAAAGATCCGGTAGCACTTATGGATATTCTTACAACATGGTTATCAGGTTCTGAACAATTGCTTGAGATAGATGAACCAATGATTAACAAAAAAAGGGAGATAACTCTCCCTTCTTCCTGTGAAACCGGACTTTCTTCTACAGATAGCAACTAACTAGAATAATTTCAGCTGCTTCTCTGCGACAATTTTTTCAGCCTTATCAAGACAGCTCACCATTTGTCCTGCTACAGCTTCAATAACCTTTACACACACAGAATTACCGAACTGCTTATAGATCTGGCCATGTGAAACAGCATCAACTATATAGTTCTCAGGAAATCCCTGTAAACGTGCACACTCGCGTGGAGTCAGTTTACGCGGATTCTTGCCATGCTCGGCCTGTGAAATAAGAATCTCCGAGCCATCCTTGTAATAACGGGCACTTAAGGTATTGGAATATGGACTATCACCGGTGTAAAGCGTATAGCCAAATCCGTTACCCTTGACTCCGTGTTCTTCCTTACGGCGCTGGTGTCCTTCCCATAGACGGTCGGAAATCGTGTAGACATCTTCACTCTTTTTGAATTTAGATACGTCTTCAAGAATATCACCGAGTCGTGTCTGTGTTTTAGGAGGCACTGGCCAGCTGAAGAGTTCATCAAAGTTACACTCTTCACCAAAGTAATTCTTATCGAAACCTACAAGGAAAATACGCTCACGGTTCTGTGGTACACCAAAATCTGCAGCGCGAAGTACCTTCACATCAACCCAGTAATTCAGTTTTTCTGAAAGTGCCTTTTTGGTTTCATCCGAAAGCTCAACTTCAAGATCAAGTTCTTCATTAAACTCGCCACGCAGAATCTCAAGAATGGTTTTGAGCGTACGGCCTTTGTCATGCCCCTGCAGCTGCTTCACGTTTTCGAGCAAAAATGCTTTTGGACGTTTCTCGAAGAGAATTCGCTGTATCTCGAAGAACATGGTACCGCGAGTATCCTGAAAGCCCTGACGCTTACCTGCCTGTGAAAAGGCCTGACAAGGGAAACCACCGAGAAGAATGTCATGATCAGGAATATCAACTGCCCTGATCTGTGTGATATCACCTGAAGGTAGTTCACCAAAATTCGCAGCATAGGTCTTCTGTGCAAACTTGTCCCATTCGGAACTGAATACGCACTTCCCTTTTAATTGCTGGAAAGGTAAACGGATTCCGCCAATACCGGCGAAAAGGTCAATAAACGTGAATTTATGCTTCTGGTCTGGACGTTCCCTGTATGGAGCTTTATCTGGCAACGCAATAATCTGCTCCCATTTTGCTTTTGTAGGAACATGCTCGCCACTTTCCCAGCCTCTGACTGTTCTTTCACCATTCTCTTTCATATCAAGCAGCAAAGCGAACTCTTTGAGGGATAACCCCATGTTATTTCTTTTTTGTCTGATATAAGATGAATCAAGATCAACGTACTTCACAATAACTTATCCGCTTTTTGACCCGGTTAAATATATCATATGTCAAAAGGATGTTCCATATATAGGGGCTTATATGTCTAATTTTATTTTAGAGGATTTAGACCAGTTAACTAAGCAATGTAGAATTGATTATAAAAATTTACCAACTAAAATTGATATTCCTATCACACCCGAACTGAAAAACCTATTAATTAAAAAATTAGGTAACGGTGTGGAGATTTCAGAATATTCTATTGAATACACAAATGATAAAAATCAGTATGGAATATTTCCTTCTAAATGGTTTTGGGTAGCTTCCGTTTTTTACAAACTGGCGCAGGCTTATGAGCCATATAGTGAGATTCTTGCATACCTAAAAAAAATACCAGAATTTAATAATGAAGATTTTCTGAAACAATATCCTTTTGAACATGAACCCTCATCTAAAACTCAAGAGCAATTAGATTTTGAAAAAGAAGCTCTTTCATTTATAACTTCTAAAGACCCATCAACTGCTAATCAAAATTTTGATTTTTTTAAAAAATTCATTTATGAGCGGTCTTGGTGGAATAAAGGTGAAGTGTCAACAAAAAAAGACAAGTCTTCTGGAAAAAATTTCAGTCGATCAAATGGAGACTTATTTAAAAGTACTTTATTAACAGCAACTCAATTTATTGTTGCAACTTCAGAAAGACTAACCACAATTATTTATGCCGTTGCAGAAGAGCCATTAATTCTTAATAAATTACAGAATATTATTAGTAATATTAATGCATCAAACCAAGTTACAGCCAACTCTGGAAAACCAGCAGAAAATATCATTTTCTACGGTGCTCCTGGCACAGGGAAAAGCTTTGCAATTGAAGAAAAAGTCAAAGGGCATATTTCAATACGTACCGTTTTTCATCCTGAAACTCAGTATAGTGATTTTGTAGGATGCCTAAGACCTTCTATGGATGACAATGGTATTGAGTACAGCTTCAAAAAAGGTCCTTTTATTGAAGCACTTCTTAAAGCTCTAAAAGACACTGAACATCACTATTATCTAATTATTGAGGAAATCAACCGTGCACCTGCGGCAGCCGTTTTCGGAGAGCTGTTTCAGTTACTTGATAGAGATAAGACTGGGGAAAGTGAATACCGGATCGATATTAATGACAAGGATCTTCTGAATTTATTAAATAAAGAACATCCGGGAGGTTTCCCTGATAATAAACTTTATATCCCAAATAACCTTAGTCTCTACGCGACCATGAACAGTAGTGATCAGGCTGTTATGCCACTTGATACAGCATTTAAACGACGCTGGAAGTTTGAATACATGCCACTTGATTTCTCTACTTCTCCTTCTGGTGTCTTTGATATCATCACAGAAGATGGCTTGCAAACTGTAAGCTGGCTAGTATTTGCAAAAACTGTAAACTCAATACTTTCTTTACAGTCAATTCCAGAAGACAGACATCTAGGCCCATGGTTTGTAAATGACAATGAGATTAATAGTCCTGAAAATGCGAAAAAGACACTATTAGGAAAGGTTCTTATGTATCTCTGGGATGATGTGCTTCGACATAGCGAGAGATCATCCCTTTTCCAAGCAGATATTAAAACATTTGGATCACTCGTTACGCAGTTTAATAATGGGCAGATTATTTTTTCAGGAAACTTTAAAGATGAATTAAAAGATCAAATTGCCAAAACAAAAAAAGTATAGAGAGTAATAGTGGAAACTATTTTTAAAAATAATCATTTTTTTCTGGATAGAAGCCCCATCAATGGTTTACCTGCTTCCGTTGCAGACTTTATTCTGGGACAAGGACTATTGAGCTCCATCAATGGTCTAAGAGTCTCATTTTGCGGTCTTGTCTCCTATCAGGGAGAGAATTACTTCTTCTTTCCTCGGCAGTCAGATATAGAAAAGATCAAACTTGATTCTGAACAATATACAGCTCTTCTGATGCAGGCACTTTTTAAATTTGCCCAAGATTCAAAAACACAGGTCACCAGCCCTGAAGATGGAGCGGACGAAACCGGCTTTGAAAAACTCGAGATGTTCAAATACCTGATTAATGATTTCCAGCAACATGGCATTTTCAAGAATGAAGAAGTTCTTTTACGGAAGAATTCCGGAAAAACAGACTGGAAAAGAACCATTAACCGGTCGGTTTCTTTCCCAGACAGTTCTGGCCGTCCTGTTTATCTAGATGTGTACGGGAAACAGAGAACCTCTACCAATTCGGAAATTACACGTATTCATGCCGGAATCCTTAAACAGATATATAAAAACTACGGGTTTATTTTTACAGGCAAGAACAAGGTCCCTTACTCATTAAAACAGTATGGTGAAACTTCCCTGTCTACTGACGCCCAGATTTCGGTTTTAAAGAATGAAATCAGGAATCACTTTGCCGATCGCCAGACTCTTCTTCTAAAAACGCTTATTGAGCATCTTGAAGCCTACAAGGGTAATGAGCAGAAGAACCAAATTATTGGTGTTACACGCTTTCATGTTGCTTGGGAACACATGCTTTCCAAATGCCTTGATAATGTCATTGATATTAATAGCCGGTTACCTAAACCGGTATTTATAAAGCCGGATGGAACAGCAATACCGGCGAAAAAATCAGGTATGCGAACTGATATCGTGATTGAAGATAAGGCAGCTAATAAACTGACTATTCTGGATGCCAAATATTATGAAGCAACCAGTATAGAGAATGCTCCGGGCTGGGCAGATCTCGTCAAACAGTTCTTCTATGAAAAAGCACTTTCAATAATGCCGGAATTCGCAGGCTATAAATTTGAAAATGCCCTGATCTTTCCAGGGCAAAAAAATGCATTTGATAAGATTCATATGCAAGATCTGAAAAGTGGTCATTATCTGGATACAGTCTTCCCTGTCATCAAGTGTATTTATCTTGATCCAATGATGATTATTGAAAACTATCATCATAGAAGAAAAATAAAACTATTCATTTAAGTAATTAAACTCCAATTTTTTTTCCAATATATTTTACTTCTACCGTATTACCTATAAGCTTGTAATGAATTCTCCCAGCAATACCTGTAAAGAAGAAATGTGCTTCATACCCTTTTAAACCGGCATCATCTAAAGCTTGCTTTCTTTTTTGGTGTTCACCTGCGGCACTCTTTAATGAAAAGGTAATTTCAGATTGTTGATCCCATTTTAACAAATCACTATTAACTGTAGCTAAGGTATTATAAATAGAAGTATAGAAACTCCTTAATTCTCTAATATTATCTTTAGCTTCAGCTAGTAGCTTTATTTGGCTAAGAAAATTATTAGGTGCTTCTAGGAAGTCTTCAAGTAATGGTGGATTTTCAAATGTTGAAAACCAGCCATGATATGTTTCTACATGATGGGGATTACAAGCATGACGTATTTCAATATTTTCCTCACCCACATCTTCGTCCTCTATATTGAGTAATAGAGCTTTAATAGTTTCAGTATTCCAATTCAATATTTTTTTATCAAATGAAATAACTAGGGAATCAAGCAAATACGACCATATTAATGAGTCATAAGGATGCTGATTATATAAAACCTGCATGCCCCAATAGCTCTCCAATTTACTATCACTCCCTAATGAGTAGGGATTTTTTTGTAAATTTACTTTAAAACTTAAAAGTTCTTCTTTTACAGTATTTTTGAGCTGTTTAGAAATGTTCTGTAAAATTACGGTTTCTGAAATCTTTAATTCAAAAAACTTAGTATTCATATGTATTTGAATATCTGGTCTTATTTTTTTTATAGCCAAAAATGTCTCACTTAGCTTGCTAATATTACTCGCAAAATGATCTACAATTTCTTCATCACGTAATGATGGGGTATCGTCTAAAAATATAATGTTAGAGTTCATAATAAAAATTTAGCTTAATAATTCATCTAAAGCTTTTTCCCACTCATCAAAGAACCCTTCTGGCCAATTCAAAAATCTGCCATTTTCTTGAAGTTGCGGATATATTACTTGTGTTATCCCTGTTTCATAATCCCGATCAAAATAAAAAACTTCAACATTTTCAGAACTTATTATATTTTTTTTAGTCGCCAACCTAATACCATTTAATAAATGATCACTATGAGTTTCTACAAAAATTTGTACTCCATCTTGAGCACACAACGCTAAAAGAATACCCAATTTAAGCTGCCCCCTAGGATGCAAATGAGCTTCGGGATTTTCTAATAAAAGAATTGACCCTTCTTTAGCAGTCAAACAGCTTGTAATTATAGGTAGAGAATAAGTTAAACCATATCCTACATTAATAGGTCTTCTATCAGAACTTGTAACTTGTGATTTGGTTTTGTACTTAAAAGCTAATGTAGTTGCATCAATATGATCAATCTTTTCTGCTTTCAACTGGGCGCCTGGGCTAATTTCTTGTAACCAAGCTGAAATTTGATCTGTTAATTTTAAAGTAGGAGCAATGGTCGTTAGAAAATCCTCAGGAATAGAGGAGTATTCTTTTTTCATACAACGCTTTTCAGAAACAATCACATCTTCATTTTGCTGAATATAGTCAATAGTATATTCTCCATTTATCCCTAACCAACCAGTTGCTCTATTAAAAGTACTTGCTTGTGGGTATGAATTTCTAGGAGAAATTCTATCTGCTTGTATATATTGAAAGTTACTTATATTTTTTTTTAAAACATTGCTATCACCCGAAACATTTCCTTGGATAATATCATTATTTTCAGAATCATTAATATTATAATTTAAAACTATATTACTAGTCTCTTCACTGGTGCTGTAACAACTGGAAATATCAATCTTAATATTATTACTTGAAGCTAATTCATACAATATATCATTTGATTTACCTAAAGAAATTAAATTCCCAACTAAAAATAATGTCTTACCGCTTTCATTAATATCTAAAGATTGCTTTAAGAGTGCCAAAATTTGTAATACGGAACTCTTACCAGATCCGTTCAATCCTGTTAAAACATTTAACATTTTAAAATTAAAATCTTGTTTAACTATAGATTTAAAATTTTCAATTTTTAATTTTTTTATCATAGTACTACTCAGAATATTTTGTAAAAATATTTTCAAATACAGTTTTTCTTGTAGAATAAGAGCTGTCTGAACCGGTATTGCTACTAAGCGCATCCATGAAACTTCTATTATTTTTCATTTCATTCTCTGTATACTCAATCACAGCCTCTTTATTAGAAATAAGTTTATTGATTTTTTCATCATTATAAACCCCACTTCCCAATAAATATACTTGAATTTCAAATATTGTTTTATTTATTGGCAATTTTGATGATTTACTGCTATCTAATTTTCGAAATGCGTTTTTTCCATAAATAGCTTTGGCATTTTTCATACCTTTAATAAATTTTATTTCTTCCTCTTCCCACCTCTCACTGGACCATTTTAATATATATTCAACCAATGTGTGGTTCAGAAAGTCATCTAAAATATTTTTATCAAATCGCTTTCCATCTGTAGCAAATAAAGCAAAAACACGAAGAACCATTTGATGATCCATAAGTCTCTTTTTAGAAACTTTATTTTCTGTATATTCTAAAAATTTATCACTATTGGCGATTTTCGAGACATGACCTCGCCAAATACCAGGGTAAATTGCATTACGAATTTCCTGACCATTGACTGGTAATCCACCTTGATTCAAACGTGCAAAAATATTAAACCGTACCAAATCTGGCGTACTAGGTCTAATAATTGTAGATGTTATTTCAAGCTCATTGATAGCTCTTTTATAATGTCTTGGTATCTCATTATAGGTTTTACCGTTTAAATCTGTTAAGTATTGCATATCAGTTAGTTTTAGATCATCAACTCTAAGATTCAGTGATCTTGAAAGTTCTTTACTATTAATAAACTGAAAAATTGCACTTAGTCTTTGTAATCCGTCTACTACCGAATAATTTCCTTTATCATCTTCATTAAAATAGAAAGAAGGTAAAGGAATTTTTAATATTACTGATTCAATTAATCTAGATCTTCTTTTGTTATCCCAGAGGTTACTCGCTCGTTGAAAATCAGGATCTAATTGCAATTCATCATTTTCAAGCCTATCTAATAATTTGGATATCGTCATAGGTTTAACAATAATATCGATCTTCGCAGTATCATAAGGTGTTAATCTAGTATTTGACGAAAATTCAGCTATTGTTTTCACAGATTCTTTTTCTTCTTGCTCAAATTCTTTTTCTTCTTGCAAGGTTTCATCCTCTTGACCATCAGAGCAAAAGAGTTCACTTTGTTCAACCATTGAAGAGACCACCTAAATTTTAATCAAAAAATTACGCAATTAATGTAAAGTACAATATTAAGCAATTTTAATAAGATAACGTAATTGTTATCTTCAAATTAATATACATACTTACTTTCGGCATTGTAAATTATATACCAAGAGATGAGCATAGCTACAGAACTAATTTTATAAACCCATATCGACAATGCAACACCGCTAACCCACACTTAACATCGCTACGTGCATCTGATTGCGAGCGATCTTCTCTAACCATCTCAGGCCATGACTGCCCACGAAAGTAGCGGTCAATAATCGCATCCATCCATTCGTCCATGACTTCGCTCTGCCCCATTAAGTCTAAAATCAAGCGTTGTACTGCACGTGCTTCATTGTCATCAATCTGACACTGGGTTTTAGATTTGGTTTTACGGAATGGATCTGATTCACTCACGAAGTAATTGGCAATAATCTCTCGTTGTTTCTTCTTACCCAACCGTTTTAAACGGCGTTGCTCTTCAACCTGTACCATTGCTGAAGCAACTGGATTGCTATATGCGCCAGAAGGAATACCGGTAAAACTCTTTTGATCTAGCCATGCACCGAACTGATATAACCAGCCTTCCAGATCGAACCTAGACCAGTCCACTGAGTGCATAACATGCTTCTTATCGATCATTAGTACGATTTCCCCCAACCATTTTCTCTATCTGCTGAACCGCTAAACCTGACTTCACTTGCTCTGTACTGAACCGTAAAACTGTAAAACCCATCATTGCCGCTGAGGTATATTTCTCCATATCCCCGATGTAACCTTTGCCTCTTGTGTGACGTCCTCCGCTCCAGATACCACCCTCAACCTCTACCAGAATCTTTGTTCCCGCAATCAGAAAATCAGCTCTCCATTTGCGTTTCGGATGGAATTTATATTCCTGTTCAAAACCGATCTTGCATGCTCTTAAGTGTGTTGCCAGTACAGTCTCGCCTTCACTTGGCTGTCTGGTACCTTGCTTTGCTGAACGGCATTTCTTTGTCTTCACTGGAAATAATTCACGGTATTCAGCAAGGCTCATTGATGTCATGCTGCCCCCTGCAATGAGCCTTTGAACCCGACTTGCTTGAGATACGGTTCCCATTGTTTGGCGTGAGCTGGATCACTGAGTTTTACAGCGATACGTGCTGCGAGTTGATCGTAGCTTTCCCCTGCAGCTGCAAACAGGCTTGCGAACTCAGGATGTTGCGAGAGTTTTTGAGCGAAGGTGTGAATCTGTTTGTCGCTGAGTTTTTCTTGAGCGCTCGGCGCGCCTCGTACTGACGACCCTGAATTCCGGAAAGATGCCTGTTCACGTGCTTGGTATTTGCCACATGCGTTGATTAACCAATCTGCAAAATGGTAATGCATGAGTTCATCACAAAGATTCTTATCAGCGTTGTAGAGTTCAAATGCTCGTAACTCACGATCGAACCAAGTTGCGTTTTTGATCTGCTCGTAAGTTTCCTCATCAGTTGCCAAACGAATTTCTTCACCAAGTTTTTTCAAACTCAACCATGTTTTTTTATTTTTAGATTCTTCTGATAGATTCCCTGATAGGTTCTGTGTTCCAATATTGGGACTGGTCTCGGTACCGTTTTTGGGACTGGTTGCGGTCCCACTATTGGGACTAGTATCGTTTTTGGAACCAGTACCGAAATTGGAACTAGTTCCGTTATTGGTACTAGTCCCCTTTTTGGGACTGGTTAAATCAGCTTCTTCACGGCCCATCACACCAATTAACTGGTACACCTTCACACCATTCCCTGTGATTTCACCTGTAAATCTAATTAAAGAAATTGCTTCAAGTTCATCTAATACTTTGATCACTGTTTTACGGTTAAGGACAGTGTCTTTAACCATTCGCTTAATACTTGGGTAACACTTGTGAGATTCTCCCGCTCTATCAGCCAAGGCCAATAAAACGAGTCTTTGACTTGAGGTTTTCACCTCTGCTTTGAAAGCCCAAATGGTTGCGTCTAAGCTCATAGGCCAGCTCCAAATAAATCTGTGTGCTGAGCATTTGGAGAGATCCAAAGGCATTCTGTGCGGACATCTGTGCCTCGTCCTGAAGAAATACGTGAACTAGTATCAACACGCTTCCACTTTGCTAAGTAGTCTTTATAAATTTCACTCGGGTAACCAGAAACAATCACTTTTCCTTCTAGCTCGAGTAAAACCTTTAAAAGTTCTTCATGGTCTTGATTAGACATTTCATGACGATAAACACGACCAGTCTTTGCGCCTGAATAACGTGTGTCATGTACATAAGGTGGATCTACATAATGAAGTGTTTCTGAATCATCGTGATCTTGAAGAACCTGAATGGCTGGGTGATTCTCAATAAGAACTCCAGACAATCTCTGGCCAACGATTGCTAAATGATTTGGATAAGTCACCCACAAAGATTGAGCTGTGCCATAAGCTCTTTTAGTATCAATCCTGAACCCTGTAATTCCTTTAGAAGCACCTGCAGAACCAAAACCCATTTGTGCACGAATAATTAAACGGCGTGCTTTTTCAATTGAATCGTCGCAAGGCTCCCATGCTTCTTGAAAGTCATCTCTTGAATAAGGAGTGAAAACAAGTTGTTCGATTAATTTATTTCGATCGACTTCATCTCTAAGTACACGAAATAGATTTACAATTTCACTATCTAGATCGTTATAGACTTCTGCGTAAGCACGTGGTTTTTGAAGTAAAACTCCAGCTGCTCCCCCAAATGCTTCGGTATAACAAGTATGATTTGGGAAATGGCTAATAACCCAACTAGCTAACCGGAACTTTCCACCGTGATAACGAATAAGCGGATGTTTTAAGCTGCTCATGACACCTCCGCTCGTGCTAATTCTTCTGCACTCAATCGGCGTTTTGCTTCTAACTCAGCAATTGATGCTGATCTAAAAAATTGAACTGGTAAAGCTAACTGCTTCCCGCACGCTGACTTAACAAAAAGTCGTTTAGGTGTGCTGTAATAAAACCCAAACACTTCAAAAATTTCGTTATGATCCAGTTCATTAACAACCACCATGTCACCTACTACAAATTCCTGTGAGTTGAGTTCGGTTGGTTGTTCTGATAAATTAGTTTGCATATTCATGGGTTCCTAGATTTGTGAATTGAAACCACTCCTGTTACAGCAGGAAGTGGTTTTTTAATGTCCTAAATTTGACTCTGGATTCTCATGGCATCCTCTGGCATCTCTTGTTTCCTTAGGATGCCCCCATACCTTTCGCATACGATTGAACTTGCGTCTCTCTACCAAGAGTTTTTCTATGCAAGCTTCTCGTATCCAGTCTGCTTTCGTCATGTCGCTGGCATTAGCCACACCTTCGATGGATTCATCAGTCAAGTCGTTAAATTTGACCGTTATAGGGTTATCGAGCTTTCCACCTAAAAAGCCCAACTCTCTTGCTTCATTCATTTCATCGGTTCTCATGAAAAGAGCAGCTCCCTTGCCTTTAAAATTTAAGTTCGAGCTACTTCATTACCATTTTGGTTTAATAGATTTGAGGTGGGATACAACCCGAAATGTTGTAATACTTCTTGCTCTGAAACTTTCCCACCACTGTGTTCTGCTAAAGCTTTACGTAAGTTCTTACGGGGTTCTTTATAGCCATACAAAAGATGTGTCTTTAGATAACCACTTGTTGTACCAGTAGCTTTTGCATATTGCTTTAATTCATCTGGAGTCATATTCAGGATGAAATCGCGAAACTTCATAGATTGATCCTCATTAACCAATCCAAATATTACCTTTTAGGTAATGTAAATACAACCTTTTTTCTTGTTTACCTTAAAGGTGATAAAGATAAAATATGTACTTAAGTAAGTACTTACTTATTAAGACGTATTTATTATTTCTATTAATTTAAGTAGAAACATAAGCTTAAATGATCAGTTAAAACTGATCATATTTTGAGAATTTTATGGACAGTAAAAGTATTCGCTATCTAAATACACGAATTCTTGTAGAAGAAGTAGGTGGTGTATCTAATTTTGCTGAAAAGATTAATAAAGGTCAGTCTCAAACTAGCCAATTTGCTGGTACTAATCCAATTAAAGGTATTGGAAACAAAGTAGCTAGAGAAATTGAAGAGGCATTCAATAAACCCCATGGCTGGTTAGATCAGGTACATGAAAAAATTGAATCAAGCGACTTTGAAAATAATATTACTTCTCCGTTTCCTATAGCTGGACGTTTAGTTCCTGTTATTTCTTGGGTCCAAGCAGGAACATGGACGACTGCAGAGTCCATTCCAATGGGAACACAATTTAAGGAATGGTTACCACCAAATCCTAAATGTGGCAAAAATGGTTATGGCTTGATTGTAGTTGGAGAATCTATGTCTCCAGACTTTAGACCTAGTGACAAAATATATGTAAATCCTGACTTTCAAATAAGTGATTTAAAAACAGGTGATTTGGTTATCGTTGCATGCGACGGGGAAACTGAAGCAACTTTCAAGAAATTGATAGTAGAAAGCAACGGTATGTATTTAGAACCCTTAAACCCTAAATGGCATGAAAAAATCATACCACTCCGTGAAGGATGTAAATTAGTTGGAAAGGTCGTTGGGTTATATAGAGATGTATAGTAATTTTATTTTGATGTGGAAATATAATGACTGATAAAAATTTAGCTGATACTAGGCCTGCCAAAGAGTATTTAGTTAATGGCATGACAAAAGATGTCACGATAGAAGAATGTATATTTGACTTAATTGATAATTCTATTGATGCTTACCCACATCATACAGATGAAATAGTTTCTGATTATAAACAATATGCTATCAATCTAAAAATACAGAAAAATTTATTTTCTATTAATGATATAGGAAAAGGAATTTGTCTTGAATTATTAAAAACTGATACTTTAAGATTCGGTACAAAGACTAATCATCATACTACTAGTATTGGTTACTATGGCATAGGATTAAATCGCGCTATTTTCAAACTAGGAAGAAAAATTAATCTTGTTACAGAAACTGAAATTGATAGATCTTCTCTTCACTTAGATGTGTCAAAATTTCTAAAAGATAATGACACTTGGTTACTACCTATAAAAACTCAAGCATTGACTAAAAATACCGGAACATTTATCGAAATTAAAAATTTAAATAAAGAAGTAAATGATTGTTTTGCAGATAGTGACTGGATATCGGACTTTAAGAATGATATTTCTTTAAGGTATTCAGAATTTATTAATAAAAACCTTATAATTACCTTTAATGATGAACCTATAGCTAAAGTAAATACCACGATAAAAACAGTTAGTGATTTCAAACACATCAAAGATGTGTATTATTACAATAATATTAAAATCATTATTGAGGCTGGACAAAGCTCTCAACATTCTTTTACTTATGAGAAAAGCTATGATAAAGACAAAAATGCTACTTTGAAAGAATCTGGGTGGTTTGTGTATTGTAATGACCGAGCTGTTAAGTTATTTGATAAATCTTCAGATACTGGCTGGGATGCAAAACAGCATACGCAACATGCTGGTTTTATTGGTAAAGTTTTTTTTATCGGCAATGCTGGAATTTTACCTTGGAATACAAGTAAAACAGATATCGATTTGAATAATGAAATTTATAAAAATGCTTTAGAAAAGATGCGAACTTTCTTTAAATCTTGGACAAAACATACTTCTAAAGTTAGAAAAAAAGACAAATCTATCACTGAAGAAAATCCATTAGTAAATAACCAACAGCAGCTTGATTTAAGTGATCATCAACAGCAATTAGATCAGAATGATCAACAGCAATTAGATCAGAATGATCAGCAGCAATTAGATCAGAATGATCAGCAGCAATTAGATCAGAATGATCAACAGCAATTAGATCAGAATGATCAACAGCAATTGGTTCAGAATGATCAACAGCAATTGGTTCAGAATGATCAACAGCAATTGGTTCAGAATGATCAACAGCAATTGGTTCAGAATGATCAAGAAGAAACTGAAGCTGCATTACCTTCTCACGAGGAATTACTTTATGATATTCCTGAACACGCATTAAATCAAAATCAATTATTTGCTAATGGGCAACACCCTTTTAACATTCCTTCAGATGAGAAAAAATTATGCTCGATAATCAATGAAATGTCTAAATTAAAATTAGATCCGAAGAGTGGATCACCTTATGCTGTTCTTTTTCTAATTAGGGCATTTATTGAGTTAAGCTGTAAGCATTATGCTGTTAAACATAGAGTGAAATTTCAGCTAAATGAAAATAGAATTAATCAGTCTAATGAGAAAACACAAAAATCCTTAGCTGAGCAAGTAAATTTATGCTTGTCTCATATGATTGCTAACAATGCATTTGATGCTTGTGAAGATACAAGAGATATTGACTCAATAAAAGCTTTATGCAATGAAAATCCAGCACAAAAAACTGTCCGAAGTATACAATTTCTACAGAATACTTTACATCATCCAAAAAACATTTGGGATAAAGATAATATTAATGCTTTCTGGCATTCTATATCTCCGTTCCTCATTAAATGTTATCAATAAGCTATTTTAAGCTATTAAAAATTGGTATCAAAATAGCTTCAGCCACAATTGGGCTAACACTATTACCTATTTGGCGGAAGCTATGCCATTTTGTTTCATGAAAAACAAACCAATCTGGGAATCCTTGTAATCGTGCCGCTTCTCTTGGAGTAATTACCCTTGGCTCTAAATAATGAATTGGTCTTACAGCTTGATAACTTCCTTTATCACTTCCAGTTCCAGCTCGTAATGTTGGGCAATAACCGTAGGGTTTTAATTTAACTGATTTAGATATTTTATCCTGCTCACCAAATTCTAATTCTTTATATCGTTTTTCAACTTCAGGTGAATGTCTTGTTCCATGACATCCTGACACTAGGTTTTGTTCCAAATATCTTCCTAAACTCACTGGATCTCCGACACCCACTGGAATTTGGCCCGCAACTTTTTGAAAGAATTCAGCTATACCGAATTTTTCTTTATCAATTGACTGCCAAGAATCAGATTCTTTTAACCATGTTGGTTTAATATCTTGAGGTAAACCCTTAAGCGCTTCTTCTACTGTCACCGCTTTAACTGCTTGTTGATAAAAGTCTTGCTCTTGTAATGGGTTCTTAATTTTATTTCGATGAAAACCAATGAAAAAAATACGCGTTCTGATTGTTGGTGCGCCATAATCAGAAGCTTTAATTTTCAAAGGTGGGAGTAAATCATATTTTTCACTAACAAGTGAAAAAGCAGATTCTCTTATTTCGGCATATTTTTCGTTTAAAATGCCTGTAACATTTTCTGCAACAAAAAAATCAGGTTCTAGTTCTTTTACAATACGAAAAAAATCATTAAATAAGTTATTCCGAGGGTCTTCTAATTCACGTTTACCCATAGTACTAAAGCCCTGACAAGGAGGGCCACCAATAATACCTCTTAAATCCTTTTTTGATATTTTTAATTCTTTTAGAATTTCAACTCCGCTAAGCTCAGAAATATTTTTTTGAATGTGAGATGTCAACGGAAAATTTTTAATATGAGTTGAAACGGCATGCTGATCCAACTCAATAGCACCTGCCACATCAAAACCTGCACGAACAGCTCCTAAACTTAAACCACCAGCTCCAGCAAATAAGTCAATAATTTTTTTTGTCATGTTCTTCCCCTCAAACATATGCATCATACATTTTTTTTCCTTGAATTACGACCGCTCTTTATGTCAACCGTTTTTTATTTACTCAAAATAAAGGTAATATTAAACTTGCAATAAATTACCTTTTTGGTAATATTTATCTCGTAGACAACAAAAAGCCCCGAAACTTTGGACGGAGACGGGGCTTTGCATAACTGCGAGGTAAGTATGAAACAAAACCCTATTCCTAGTCAAACCACATCACGCTTATATCAACACCCTACTATTGAAGAACAGCGCCCTTCTCGTTTCGCCACCATTAAAGCGAACGTCATCGACTTCCTAATATTCATTGCCCTTTCATTCGTTCTTTGGGTAATTGCTGTAGCTGCAGCATCTTGGATGATGGGAGGCTAATCATGAATGCTCAATTCAAACCACATCCAGATGGCATAAAAGCCTATATCGGCCATGATCGCTTAACTGGTCTCTACTCTGTACGTATCGGCTGGACTATCTATGCAGCTAATGCAAACGGCAGTGTGCTGTACACAGTAAAAGGTGAAGTGAAGACTCCTTTAAATGTTGAAGAGTTTAAGACGAAGCGCCCTAAGGTGTATGCAACCTTAATGAGTGTGATTAACTTCCAGCGGAAAAAAGCATTAGCAACTGCCCTACAACTTAGCAACATCCCTTCATATGACCGCAAAGCTTATAAGAAGCGCGGCTTTACTGGTTCAAGATAAGGATAAGAAAAATGAATGCAGCAATTAATCCAGAAGTTTTAAATAATGAAAGTACTAACCACTTTGAACAGTTAGCAGCGATAAGCGTATCTGGACATATCGAAAAGAAAAACAACATGTCATATCTGTCTTGGGCTTGGGCCGTGGACAAACTCATGCGCATAGATCCACAAGCAAACTGGGCTTTTCGTGATCCAATGACTTTTCCGGATGGATCTATGATGGTTCATTGTGATGTCACCGTATTTGGTAAAACCATGTACATGTTCCTACCTGTAATGGACTATCGCAATAAAGCGATTACCAAGCCAAATGCATTTGATATCAATAAGGCCATGATGCGTTGTCTGGTTAAAGGAATTGCCGTACATGGTTTAGGTTTATATATCTATGCTGGTGAAGACTTACCTGAGGAGGAAAAGACTCAGCAAACGGCAGCTCAACCTCAACAGCAGCAGCAACAGCCGAATGCAGCCCAACAACTTACGGCTGAATTCCAGCAAGCACTGCAAGCGATTCAACATACACAGAATGAGACAGATCTGGCCACAATCTATAAATGCTTCAAAGGCACCAGCTTTGAAAGCCAAATTGTGAAAGCATGCAAAGCAAAAAAGGACATGGAGGGATGGAGCGCTTAAGTACCTATATCTTTAGGTATGTTGCCAAACTACATGGCAACGGCACTCTAAGAGGTCGTATTGAAGCGACCTCTGCCCTCCACGCCAAACAACGTGTCATGCAGAACAATGAGCTGATTAAAGATGCTCATATCTCTTTACTCAAGAATCAAGCTTCAGCCCGTAAACAGGCTTTTGAAGCTATGGAGCAATTTATATGAGCTTCCGTTATTCATCCTCAGCCCGAACTCTGATTGTGTTCGGCAACCTAATGAATCATTACTACGACAATGTGAACCCGTCTCAAATCGACAACTTAGTTGATGAGGCGAAATTTAAAGAAGCAACTTGGAGAAAGTAAGGAAGACCTATGGCTTGTCTAATCAAAGTATCTGAGTTTATTAAACGGGTTTATGGTGGCAAGGATGCAACCCCTCCAGCCCCGCAAACCATTACCCGTAGTTGCCGACGCGGTGAACTACCGGCTGAACAAATCGGCAGGATCTGGTATATAGACTGGGAAATTTACCGAAAGCGTACTGGTAATGAACTTGTTGACCGTGTTTTAAGAGGTTGAAATGGCAAGGCCTCGTAATACAAAGAACAAAGACTTACCAGCCAACCTTTACCGTGGTGAAGGTAGTGCATGGCGCTACCGCCACCCAGTAACAGGTAAGTTTCATGCGATGGGTTCAGATAAATCAAAAGCGATTACAGCAGCTCGAAAACTCAATGAATTACTCATCCCGTCAGATGACCTGATTGGTAAAGTCATGGGTGGAGTGTTTTTTGGTGAATTTGCAGATGAGTACTTAGCGAATAAACGACGTAAAGATGGTAAGCCAGTAGCCGCGACAACAATTGAAAGTTATAGGTCTTACCTTGAGCGCTGTAAATTGAAATGGGGTAATTTACGAATAGACCAGATCACTCTTTTTATGGCCAATCAACTTCTAGATGATATGACAGCCTCATCAAGCAATGGATGCCGTGGAGTTTTAATTGATTTGTTTAATGTGGCTGTCAGTAAAGGATTATGTCCAGATAATCCTATTGAAGCCACGATGCCTAAACATTCGAAGCGCCAAAGAAGAAGACATACTTTAGAAGGATTGGAACTTGTTCGTAAGCACTCTCCTGCATGGCTTCAAAATGCGATTGATTTGGCCTTATTAACAACACAGAGACGCGTCGATATCCTGAAAATGAAGTGGACAGATATTCAGGATGGCTACTTGCATGTTGCTCAGGAGAAAACCACTGATAACCCTGAAGATGAGTTTGAGATTTCTGAAGGTGCCGGTTATGTGAGGATTAAAATTGATAATGAACTGCAGCAAGTTTTAAACCGTTGTAAAGATAATATTGTGAGTCCTTTCATTATTCATCGTGTGCCGATTAAACAAGGCAAAAAGAGAAAATATGAGAAAGAACACTGGACCCAAATTGATAATCAGTATTTATCTTCAAACTTTTTAAAAGCAGTTAAGAAGTCAAATGCATATCCAAACTTAACAGGAAGACAATTACCCACCTTCCATGAAATTAGAGCTCTTGCTATTTTCTTGCATAAGAAATCGGGGAAATCTGCTCAGGCATTAGCTGGACATACTAGTAAGAAAATGACTGAACATTATGAAGCTGGTCATGAAATTATATGGAATGATGTGGATGTAGGTATTAAATTACCATTTGCCGAAATGACATAAGATTGGGCTGCAAAACCCTTTCTTAAGTTATTGTTTTCTAATAATTCTAAATGTTCGAAAAGTTCTATAATAATTAAAATAAAAAATATAATAAAATGCATTAAAATCAATGACTTTAAAATAAATGCTAGATATAATTTTAAAATAAAGAATTAATAATTCCCATATCTATTTAATTGATCTTATGTTTATTATCGTGTCCTGCAAAATAGAGGGCTTTTAAAAAAGAATTTAATAATAATTTTAAGATTGAGGTAACTTATCAAGAATGCAAAAATCCTTAATAAGGCTATCAAAGGAAATTTTAGTTTCACCTTCTATCAATATACTATGACCATTAAAAA